TTATTTGCTTTCAGCATTCTCCCTGATACGGTAATAATCATCCATATCAATGCCTATTTTTACCTTGGCATCTGGTTTTCGTTTGCCCAAAAGGCACACAGTCTCGACAGTTGTTTCAGTTTCCAAGGGAAGTTCTTTCACTTCCTCGCCATCAACAGGCACAGGGAAGTTGAACACAATCTTTCTTATCCAGCTTCCGTCTTTCCTTTTCTCCGGGAACATCTCAATTCGCTCGATAAAGGCTTTCATAAACTCTTTCTGTTCCGCTTCTGTTGCGGAATGGTAGACTTCATCAAATGCCAGTAAGAGCCGATAGATATTGTTACCGGAGATTTTCTCCTGCTGAATGCTGCGGATTTGACCTTGCAATTCGCCAATCTGAACTTCGATATCCTCTATTGTATCATACTGCTCATCATAGCGGCGCTGCAAGTCCAAAATCTTTCTGTCATAGTGGGCATCGTTGATGTCCAAGGTGTCCATCTGACGCTCCAAGCGGCTTTTCGTTCCAAAGGCTTGCTTCAACTGTCCTTGCAGGACGGCGATCTGCTTTTCCATATCCTCTGTATCAACAGCCGAGCCGATTTTCGCCTGAATCGCTTCTACAAACCGGGGATTGTTGACCATAGCGGATATAATCTTAGCCACAAACTTGTTGATCTCCGTCTGCTCGATATTCAGTCGGAAGCTGCACTCATGTCCGGTAGGTGTTACCGTGTTTTTGCAGTAGTAATAATACCTCGTTTTCTTGTCCTTGCTGTGAGCCCTGGCGATATTGCCGTACATACTCTTTCCGCAGCATGGGCATTTCAGAATGCCGGACAGGATGTGTGCATGATCTGGATTGTTGACCTTTTCCCGCTTAAAGGAATTGATCTTACGCTTTTCCTGTGCCAGATACCAATCTTCTTCCGAAATGATGGCTTCGTGCTGTCCCTCATAAATCGGGAACTCCGACTGCTCAACTACGTGCATCTCATTTCTTGTGCCTTGCTTCTTTTCCGTCCTGCGTCTGCCATAGGCGATCTTTCCCATGTAAACGGGATTGTCCAATACATCCTGCACGAAGTTCCTTGAAAATCCGGGAATGGTATTGTTCTGCCGCAGTTTCTTGATAAAGCCGTTGCGGTTCAGATATTTAGCAACCCCGGCAACGCCCTCGTTGGTGTGAATGTAGCGGTCATAAATGACACGGATTACTTCCACTTCATCCTCCGCAATGACCAAATCTCCGTTTTCCAGTTTGTAGCCATAAGGAGCGAAACCACCGTTCCACTTGCCCTCACGAGCCTTTTGCTCACGTCCTGCCATTGTCTGGGTGCGGATATTCTCTCGCTCTATTTCTGCCACCGCAGACAGCACGGAAATCATCAGCTTTCCGGCATCCTTTGAACTGTCGATGCCATCCTCCACGCAGATCAGATTGACACCGAAATCCTGCATGAGCTGCAAAGAGTTCAGAACATCCGCCGCATTTCTGCCGAATCGGGACAGCTTAAAGACCAGCACATAGGAAACGCCGTCCTTACAGTCCTGGATGTCATTCAGCATCCGTTGGAAGTCCTGCCGCCCTTGGATATTCTTTCCGGAAAATCCCTCGTCAGAATACTCCCCGGCAATAACCATATCTTCGTATGCCGCATACTTCCTCAGCTTGTCACGCTGGGCATCCAAGCTGTACCCGTCAACCTGCATAGAGGTGGACACTCTTGTATAAATATAGCATTTAAGTTGTTTCTTTTTCAGAATCTCCACCTCCCTCATTCATTTCCTTTACCATAAGTCCCTCGTTGCGGATATAATACTCCAAAAGCCACAGCACATAATCCGGTGCATGGCGGTTGTCCAATTCCCACTCGGTCATAGTCCGGTAAGGGATATGGACGAGCTTGCAAAAATCTTTCCGGTTCAGTCCTGTGCTTTCCCGCAACTTGATAATTCTGTTCTTACAATCCATCTGTCTTTTCTCCATAAAAAACAAAAATACACGTTGCGTAATCATTATAGCATAGCCGCAGTGAATACGCAACGTGTAAATTGTAAATTTTTACGCAGCCTTATTCGTCAAAGGCTGTGCTTGATTACTTTCCTTGGAATGCTCCACTTTCTGAGGGGCATCCTGTTCCAATTTATCCAAAACCTGATGTCCATATTTCTGGAGCATCTGGCTCATAACATCCACACAGCGGACAAATGCCGCATTATATTTTGCATCCTCATAATATTTCTTCAATAGGCAGTTACCTCCATCAAATTTCCATGTCCTGTCCACGCTTACGGGCAGGTGCTTTGTGTTCCTGTGTTTCCTTTCCTCTGGCGAGGATGGAATTGATAAAAGCCCGAACCTTTTCGGATGCAATTTCCAGTGCATCCAGGAAAGGCTGGGCTTTTTGCTTCAACTCTTGATATTTTTTATTCGCTTCTTCACATCGCTGCTTCCAAATGGATGCAGACTTTTGAGCAGATTCCAGTTTCCCTTTCAATCGCTCATTCTCTGCATGAAAGAGAATGCCGTTGGTGGCATAGCGTTTCAACGTGTCGCATTCATCCGGTGTCAGCGTGATATTGTTTCCGAACGTGGCTTTCTTGCCCATCGCTTCAATATCCTGCACCGTAAGTGCAATGGCCTTTGCTGCCTTGGTTTCCTTTTGCAGAGCTTCCAGTTTCTTTTTCTGCTTTTCCGTAGCAGCTTTAGCATCCTCCAAACTCTGTTCTGCCTGTGCCACCTGTCCTGTCACAGCTTCCAAACGCTGCTGTTCCGCCTGCACCTTAAACTGTGTCACCGTCAGATGTTCCTCGGTGCTGCCACGCTCTCCACGCTCCACATCGGTATATCCGGCAGCACGCATGAAATTAAAAAAGTCATCCTGCAACACGCTGTAGGATGACCTTAAAATCTTTTTTCCTTTTTCATTGAGCTTGGGATTTCCGTCCTCGTCAAGCACCGGTTTGGAGTCCCATTTCTTACTTCGGCTGACTTGTGTGATCGTTTCCTTTACCGTTCCCCGGAGAGCTTCATCCTTACATCGCTTCGACCAAAGGATCTGCTTTTCCACTACCGGAATATAAACCACATGGAGGTGATAGTGGTACACATCCTCGCCAAGAGCTTCGGACATTGCCCGGTTGTGCTCATCGGCGTGCATCACAGCAGAGAGGATATACTGCTCACCGCCTACGATCTCCACGGCGGCTTTATAGGCATCAGCATAAAACTGTTTTGCAAATTCATAGCCGCCGTGGTTGTAGAAATAAGCGGAGTTCACATCAAAAACCAACTCGCCGTATTTGATGGCATCCGGTTTCAGACCTCTGGTGGAGATCACGCCATCCTGTTCCATTTGCTCAAACATTTTCACATAATCATCGGTGGGAGTCTTGAAGTGAACATTCAGCGGAGTGCGTTCCGGCACAATGTCTTGATTGCTGTAACTGTCCTTTTCTCGCTCATTGTGTTCCTGTATTTTTGCCACATCGTCCGGTGTCGGTAAGTCCTGATTCCGGGCTACGGTGCGGTCTATTCCATCATTTCTTGCCATAGATTTTTTGTCCTTTCCTTAAAATTTGCAGACAGCGGGGAGCTGCGGAGAGGCACTTTTTCAAAGTGTAATAACCCACTATAACACTTTCATCCATACTGGCTGCAAAGTGCCGTGGGCTCTCCGAGGGCTCTCCCGAGGGGGAGTGCGGTTGCTGCGGCAACCTCTGCTGACCAATGCGAAAATGTCTGCAACTTTTCCCATGGTCAGCCCGTCTGCATGAAGCTGTTCCGGTGAACTTCTCTTTGCAGACGGCGGCAGCGAAAAGCGTATCTTTCACTGCCATCCATAGACAGCACTGCGGTGTGCCTATGGGGACGGGAACTACGAGGGGATGTTGCCGGGGCATCACTTCTCCCGTCTTTGCTGCCATACGATGTCGTATCCCAGCACATCGGCAAGCTCCAATACTTCCTTGTATCGGATGCTTTCCCGCTGTAATTTTGCGGACAGTTTGGAAACGCTGTCGCTCCAACCGTACTCGTCCGAGAGCAGGTCAACTACTTCCTGCATAGTCATTCCGGCACGGATGATCTGTGCCTTGATTTCGTTGCGTACATTCATATTGTAAATTCCTCCATATTTTTGATTTACAATTCGGTGCAAAGGCTACTCCCCAAAGCGGAGCAGATGCACCGAACAGTGAAAAATCTGCTTTCTCCAAAATCGCTTTCATTTTGTGAGTGCGATACTCTGTCCATACAGGCATATATCCCACTTTGCTGTTCCGTGGGATTTTGTCTGAAACAGTGAAAACACCCATTGTTTCGTAAACTGGGTGCATGGTTTGGAGAAGCACGATTTGGTGAAATGGTTTCGTCCTGCGGTCAAGAACTTTGCTGTTTCCATTACCATTGATTTTCAATGCCCGAAAACAGGTCAGTTCTGACAGCTGATTATTCCTATAAAAAAGGAAAACAGGTAAAACGCTGTGTACATACATACAGAAAACGAAAGACAGGAATCAGTCCTGCCATTCCTCCGGTACGTACGTACATGGCGAAACGTCGTAAAACCCGTTTATATTAGGTCGTGCCACAGCTTCCACACCCATAAATCCCCATACCCGCCGTCCGGCTGAGTTGGTGATGTTGTTGCAATGCTCCAAATTAAATTTCTTTGCATTGGCAACCATGGCATCGCTGAAGCTGCGGGATTTCAGAGGGGCAAGGGAGTTTTCCTCACACCACAGGCGATAGATAGCGTAAAAGTCCTTGGAACTGATGGACGCATCCGCCTTGCGCCGGATATATCCCTCGGAATCCATGAAGTCAAAAATGTTGTTATTGTCACGCTTGACCGCTTCCCGGTTTTCACGGATGCGGTCGCTCTCCGTAAACTTAAAGTTGTTGGCAACAAGCCGCTGCAAGCCTTCAAATGCCCAGAGGAAAATCCCCTCGGCTTCGGCTTTCATCTTCTCTGCAAGATCGGGATCGTCGGCTCTGTCCACGGGCTTTTCCTTGGTAGTCAGCACAAGCTGTCTACGGTAAAAACCATCGCTACGGTCATACAGGGCTTGCAGATCGCCATTGCTGAATGCCATCAACCGGGCGAACATCCAGCCCTGATAGCTCTGTTTACCTTTGCGTTCCAAATCCATCTTGCCCTGTGCGGTTACAATGGATTTTACATAGTTGGTCTGGCGCAGAGCTTCCATCCGCATATCATCATCCACGCACAGCAGGATGTGTTCCAGATCGGCACGGGCGAAGCGGTTTTCGGAAATTTTACCGATACTGCCGTCTTTCATATTCGTGCCGAATATGGTGGACAGCACTGCACCGATTTGAGATTTGCCCTCGCCGCCGTTGCCCTTAATCACCATCATGCGCTGCCCCTTGTTGGAGGGAATCAGGCAGTAGCCGATAAACTCCTGCAAGGTGGGAATATCTTCTTCATAGAGCAAACCGTCCAAAAAGTTCAGCCACAGAGCAGGTGCAGCAGCGTTTGGATTGTAGGAAACAGGCAAGCGGCTCTGTACGATTTCCTTTTTCCCCTCGATAAATCTTCCATCCAGCATGAGCGTTCCGTTGGCAACATGGATGCGGTCAGGCTGGGGAGGAAGATCCTCAACCATGGCTTCCAGTTTCAGCAATTCCATGATGTTTTTGATCTTCTGCGGTACGTTGCTGATGGTGTAGCTTTTCAGCTTTTCGTAGACCTCGCCCCGCAGGACAATATCATCCGTTACCCGTCCATTGGGCGTAAAGAAAGCCCTGTTTGCAAAGATGATTCTGCTCTCTTGCAGAAATTCTTCACAAAACAGAGCTTCATTGATATTCTGCCCATCAAACCAGACAGGCAAATTCATATCAGGCGTTTTCCGGTTCTTCGCCATGGTGTGCCACCTCCTTTTTCTTTCGTGCAGTGTACTCTTTCAGAAAGTCGATATACCCGTCCTTCATCAGTTTGTCCACAACAGCTACACGCTGTTCCAATTCGCCCACGGTCAGCACATCTGCCATATATTCGATATGGCAGTGCATCTGGCAGGCTTCCACAAAACGGTCATCATAAGGCTCGTCCGGTGTCTTTGGTGCATAGCGCACTTTCCAATCCTCCAACAGATGCAGATAATCCGTCAGCACCCGGAAACACAGCATTTCATCCTCCCGGAACTGACGGATATAGGGACGCTTTGGCTTGACCATAGCTGCGGCAGTGGGCGGTTTCGGGTCAAGCCCAAAGTCCGCAGCCAGCTTTTGCACTGCTTCATGGTTACTCAGATTGAACAGCTTTGCCACAAGGTCGATCACGTCTCCCTTGGCTCCGCAACCGAAGCAGAAGAAATAATCTTCATTCAGCTTCAAGCTCGGATGCCGGTCATTGTGGAATGGGCAGCAAGTCATACCGCTGCGGTTGACTTTCAGCCCATAGTGCTCGGCAGCTTGCTTCACGCTGATCGCCGCCTTGATGTTTTCATAGATTGTCATAGAAAAACCTCCGTTCATAATAGTCTGGAAAGCACGAAGCACCCGCCGTGATTGGCAGGTGCTTCGCCCTTTCTACTATGGTTATGACGGATTTGAAAAAAAGCAGGCTAAAAGCAGGACAACCTCATTTCAAAAAACAGGACAACTTATCTGATGATGTAGATTTCTTCACATTTGCATGGTATAATTAGAAAAGTGAAAAAACAGGACAGGAGGGCAAGCATGAATCAAGAACTGATGACATTGGATTTTTGGCAGGATACGGTCATATATGAGGGCAAAATATTTCCTATCGGTACTCTTGCCTGTGATGCGCTGAATGTTCCTGCGGATACCCTCGCAAGAATGAACGAGCAATGCGAGAAAATCAATCTACTGCTTGGAATGTTAAACGCCGGACAGGATGCTTCCGCACTCTTTCCTATGGCAAAGGAAGCTGTGCTGACAATGGTGGATATTCTCAGCGAAACGCCGCCGTTCTCCAATATGAATATTCCAAAACATAGAGAACGGATTGAAAAAGTCTTTACTGCGGACAATGCGCTGAAATATATGGAGTTTGCCATAAAAGCCGCAACTAATTCCTTGCAGTTTGAAGAAATCCCGAACTATGCCGATGCAATGATGCTCCAACGATATACTGCTGTATTCGGGCATCTGGCATACTCCCTTGGGGAATACCAAACCGCAATGCTTGATTTTGCGGAAAAATCAGACGGAAATGAAGCAGACCGTACCGCAGAGGGCTTCGCCAGAATGTTCGGCAGCTATTTCCCGCCGGAGTTCTCTATCACGGAGGGCAATGCCTGGATGTCTACCCTGAACAATTCCGTTCAGTATGTATCGGTCATCCGTCCCGGCGAAAAAGTTGCAAAGCTCGTCAAGCGAATCCATTATGTATCCTTTGTGGGGATGTTCCGGTCTGATCTCTTTGAGGGCTTGTGTGTCGGTCATGCACCGAAGAAATGTAAAATTTGCGGCAAATGGTTTCTGACAACCAACGCAAGGCACACCAAATACTGCGGCGGCTATGCGCCGGGGGACAAGCTACACCGCACCTGCCGACAGATCGGCAATCTGAAAGGCAGAGAACAACGGGAGCTTGCAGACGATCATCCTGTTATCCAGATATACGAAAAGCGGCTGAATACCATAAACCGCTATATCAAGCGTGGCAAACTGGATGAGGATTTAGCAGAGGTTATGAAGAAACTGGCGAAAGATAAGATGCTCCGGGCAAAAAGTAATGTCGCTTATGCCAAGGGAACTTATGAGAAAGAAATGGAACAGGTTGCTTTGAAGAAAGAAGCCCAAAAGTGCATTTGAATTTGTTAGGAGGAACAGTCAATGAAAATAGGATTTTTGTTTTTCTTGGTTTTCTGTATAATTGCAATTTTTGCGAGTAAGAAAAAGAAATAAATTTGAAATTGGACGTTGAAAGGAGGTGCGCTATGCTAAGTGATTTTACATGGAATATGACCGGATACATACCAAAATACGCTGTCAATCCGCACGGTGATGGTATCATTCCCTATATGGCAGAGCGCATCTTCCAACTGGAACCGGAGCCGCCAGCGGTGGGCAGTCTGAATGAATATATCCTGTCTGCCTTGCGGGAAAAGAATTTGATATATTTCTCGTTCTTCCTCCACCATTATGAGCCACAGCTCAATAAGCGCATCAAAGGCTTTTGGGGTGTGGATGGCGGCGATCTGTACGATACAGACCGTTTTATAGATATAAAGCTCTCCTGCAGGGAACAAATGCTCCAAAAGCTGATGGACTATGATCCTGCCAAGGGTGCGGAGTATGCTACATACATTTTCCCGTTCATCCGGGATGCTATGCTCCGCTTCCGCATGGGCGAAGAAAAATGGTCGGTATCCTCTCTGACCAATTATAAAATGGTGCGGTCAATGGCTTGGCTGTACCATAACACCAAGGATGCGGTCAGCGAGTTTTCCAAAAAGTATAACTGTGACTTTGCCCTTGCGGAAGAATATCTGAGAGTTGTTCGAGGTATCCGCAATCAGCAACCATTCTATGTGACAGATGAGGACGGCGAGGAAACGGGCGAAGATGTTGCTCTTGATGATACTTGGAACTACTCCGACATCCTCTGGAACGGCATACAGGCAGAAAAGGTGCAGCGAGCTTTTGATAAGCTGAACTACCGGGAACAGACCTTGCTTGAAAAGCGGCTGGCAATCTGCATGACCTGCGGGCATGTCGGCTCATGGAAAGGCCGTCCCACCTTTGAGGAACTGGCTGTAATGTTTGAGGGCAGCACTGCCAGCGGTGCGGAGCGAGCCTACCGCAGAGCAGTGGACAAACTGACAGAATTGTTGGTTGCCGAGGGCGCAATCCATGCTGTCCGCTTGAAACAGAAATCCAAGACCAAACGAAAAAAGAAAATCGCCACCGCAATCTACGAATACCAAGCAGACTGCGACGGCGAATGGGGCCAGATTTCATTTGATTTTGAGAACGGCACATCAGAAATAGTCCGACTTGCCGATTGGGATACAATGAAAACAAACCGCTTTGCGAACAAGGCAATAGCCTACCTTCTAAACTGCGAAAACGAGAAGTTGCCAAAGGAAACGATAGTAGCGTTTGAACTATAAAAGGAAATTGACGAGGAACGAGAATGAAAACAATCGCAATCATAGATGATGATATTCATATTGGAGATATGCTGAGAGAAGTGCTGGTGCAAGAGGGCTATTCTGTTCTTCGTGCATACTCCGGCACAGAAGCGTTATATCTTCTTTCACAAAACAAGCCCAATTTGGTGCTGCTGGATCTGATGTTGCCGGGATTGTCTGGCGAGGAAGTTCTGCCCCACATTGAGAACATTCCTGTTATCGTTCTCAGCGCAAAAGTAGATGTGCAAGACAAGGTAAATCTTCTGCTGGGCGGTGCGGCAGATTACATGACCAAGCCTTTTGATACAAAGGAGCTTCTTGCCCGTATCACTGTTCAGCTCCGCAAGGCAGAACAACATGGCGAAACCAAATCTCTTTCCGTTGGCGATTTGGTTTTGGATATGGTTTCCCTTTCTCTGACAGTACAGGAGCAGCCTGTGAAGCTGACCCGAACGGAGTATGCCATCTTAAAACTGCTGATGGAAAATCCCAAACAGGTAATTTCAAAGAGTGTCCTGCTTGACAGAATCAGTCTGGACACACCCGACTGCACCGAGCGTTCTTTGAAGCAGCACATCAGCAATCTTCGTAAAAAGATGCAGGATGTCAGCGGTGTAGACTATATCGAAACAGTCTGGGGAATTGGTTTCAAATTGGCAGAACAAAAAATCTTGACCAAATCTTGACGTTTTTCTTGACCACTTTCTTGACTTTTGTTTTGTAAACTTAGGTCAGCAAAGGAGGTAATACAATATGAACTATATTTTGCAAACAAACAGCCTGACAAAAAAGTATAAAAACTTTCAGGCATTGAATGGTCTTACTATGAATGTTCCCAAAGGTTCCATCTATGGCTTTGTGGGAAAGAACGGCGCTGGTAAGACAACCCTGATCCGCTTGATCTGCGGATTGCAGGAACCGACTTCCGGTAGCTTTTCTCTGTACGGCATCCGCAATGACAGCAAGGATATTATCAAATCCCGCCGTCGCATGGGTGCTGTGGTGGAAACACCGTCCATCTACATGGATATGACTGCGGAGGAAAATCTGAAGCACCAGTATCTCATTCTTGGTCTGCCATCATTTGATTGTATTCAGGAATTGTTGAAGCTGGTAGGTCTCGACAACACGGGAGAGAAAAAAGCGAAGAACTTCTCCCTCGGTATGAAGCAGCGTCTGGGCATCGCTATCGCATTAGCCGGTGATCCCGACTTTCTTGTTCTTGATGAGCCTGTAAATGGTCTCGACCCTCAGGGTATTGTGGAAATGCGAGAACTGATTTTGAAGTTGAACCGAGAAAAACAGATTACAGTTCTTATTTCCAGTCACATTCTGGATGAACTTTCCCGTCTGGCTACTCATTACGGTATCATTGATAATGGTCGCATGGTGAAGGAACTGAGTGCAGAAGAACTGGACACAGTTTGCCGCAAGTGTGTCCGCATGGAAGTGACCGATACTTCTACTCTGGCTCGTGTGCTGAATTCCATGAATCTGGAATATAAAATTATCTCCGCAACAACAGCCGATGTGTTCGCAAAGATCAATGTGACACAGCTGACCGTTGTACTGGCAAAGGAAAACTGCGAAGTGCTGTCTATGCAGGAAAAAGATGAAAGTTTGGAGAGTTATTACATCTCTCTGGTTGGAGGTGATAATAATGCGTAAACTTTTTCGAGCAGCCTTTTACCGTACAGAGAATAAAAAAATGATTCGAATAGAATTAGTGATTGCTGTATTGCTTTCCGCATTCATCATCCTCAACGGTTACTTCCAGACGAATTTGACTAATGCATACATCTATAAGCTGGTCGCCCGTTTTTTTGGATATTCACCCCTGATGGGACCATTTATCGCCGTATTTGCCGCATATTTGTGGGGAACAGACTATGAATATGGAACTCTGCGCAATAAACTAATCTGCGGACACACTCGTGAAGAAGTTTATTTTTCCAATCTTCTCCTGACCATATGTGCTGGACTGAGTACTGCACTAATCTGGTTGATAGTTAATGGGATGCTGGGTATTCCGCTACTGGGTACGGCAAGCCTGAACCTCTCTTTGGGAGAGATGGCATTTTATATTTTTTCAAGCCTTTTGATGGTCGTTGCACTCTCCAGCGTATGTTGTCTGTTGGCAAGTCTGGCGGAGAACAAAAACTCAGCGACACTTCTTTGTCTGGGAGCTGTAGCTGCAATGGTCATAATCGGGATGCTCCTTTATGATCGTTTTGCAGAACCAGAGTTATTGGATGGATGGATGTGGAGTGATACAGACCCAACTGTGCGATGGCATCCCCAAAATATCAAATTCATCGGTGGAACATTTCGTATCCTGCTGGAATTTCTTATCTGTCTGACACCTGGAGGACAAGGTGTAATTCTTTGCGAAGAAGGGGTGGAACACCTGATTTTTCTTCCATTGTGCTCTGCGTTTGTAATTTTTTCAACATCTCTTATAGGAAGTCGTTCCTTTAAGAAAAAGAACCTAAAGTAAGGAGGTAGAAAGATGTTCCCTTGGATTTTGTGTTGTATTTTGCTAATTGTTGTATTTTTTCTAATCACAAAGATTATTTTTATAGAAAAAAGTATTGATGAAATTCATACAGAATTCCAGGAACGTCTTTCCTCCGACACAAACACTCTGATTGATATTTCTTCCAGCGACCCTCATCTGAGAAAACTGGCTTCGGAGATTAATATCCAGCTTCGATTGCTCCGCAAGGAACGCCATCGTTACCAACAGGGCGATCTGGAACTGAAAGAAGCTATCACCAATATTTCCCATGACCTGAGAACTCCGCTTACGGCGATAAACGGTTATCTTGACCTATTGGAACGAGAGGAAAAAAGCGAAACGGTACACTGCTATCTTTCTCAAATCCAAAACAGAACAGATGTTTTAAAAAATCTAACCGAAGAACTATTCAGATATAGTGTGGTTACTTCTTTTCAGGAACTGAAACCAGAACGTATGGATGTTGTCCGGGCATTGGAGGAAAGTCTGCTGTCTTTCTATGCGGTCATGCAGGAAAAAGGCATCCAACCGGAAATCGAATTGCCGGAGGAACCGGTTTTCCGTGAACTGGATGCAGGTGCGGTCAACCGTATCTTTTCCAACATTATCAGCAATGCGCTGAAATACTCTGACGGCGATCTGTCCGTAGTCATGGATAAGAACGGCTGTGTTACATTCAGCAACACGGCGCACAATCTGAATTATGTGACGGTCGGCAGATTGTTTGACCGTTTCTATACAGTAGAAGCCAGTCGCAATTCAACCGGTTTGGGATTGTCCATCGCCAAGCTGCTGATTGAGCGTATGGGCGGAAGTATTGGAGCAATCTACAACAATGACAAACTGCAAATCAAGATAATCTTTGCAAAATGAAATAAAAAAGAGTTTATATGAACGGAGGTGTTTTGATTATGAAGAAATACTTGAAGGAGATACTAATACTCTTAATTCAATTATTTATGTTTTATGTATTTCCATTATTTGCAGGACCAACAGACGTTATGGGAATGATAGTTTTGCTTATTTTAGCAACATTATTGCTTTCAATTCTAATTGGCAGCATTTCAAATCTGAAAGTAAAGTACTTGTATCCAATAATCATAGCAATTACATTTGTGCCATCTGTGTTTATATACTATAACGAGACAGCATTGATACATTCGCTTTGGTATTTGGCAGTATCATCCTTTGGTTTGATAATCGGCATGGTCATTCATAAATTGATTCTTAAAAAGTAGAAAGAGCAAAACTTTCAAAGGCTACCCAGTCAAAAAGATTGGATAGCCTTTATTTATGTTTTCTAAAATTAAAGTTGAATATCTGCCTTAGCCAATAACTATGGGCTTAGAGGTTTAGTGAGCCAGGCAAATCGCTCCAATCGCCGTATCCACAGATTTATACTCTGTAACAGTTTTTCAAATAGGTTTTGGAATCTCCGTTCAATATCAAATCAGCATATCCAATCGGGTCATTGTAAATCAGATAATCCAGTTCCGACCTCTGATACATATTGTCGGCAACCTCGTTCTCAACCGCAATCGTATCAATCGCAATCATACTACCATCAAAGAATTTCAGTTCCACACAAGCGGTATCCATGTTAAACTTACAAGAAATCAATCTATCCATAAGAAACCTCCATTTTACGGGATGTTATATCATCCCAAAATATTTGAATGCTTCTCGGATTGCTTTCTCTTTTTCCGGTGGACACAGAGGCTGTCTGGAATCTTCGGACTTCGGCAGATTGTAGTTCTTACCAACCTCAATCCCACATTTCCGCTTAATCTGTGAGATATACAGGTTTGATACCTTTAATCCGCTATGTTCCAGTACATAGTCCTTGATCTGCGTGTAGGTTGCCCCATCTTGAAATTCGGACATATCCATATCTTCTAAAGAGAACTCAACCCGAATCTTTTTCGAGTCGACCTCACCCTTGGAAAGCAAAACAACCGTCTCCACATGGCACGTATATCAGCATAAGAGCATAAACGGCATTTCTTAATCTATCTAATTCTATGATGATACCATAATCTGCACTTTCTTTCAATGTTTTGCATTTTGACTATATTCACTTCTATCACCGTCTTTCATGTACGGTGGCAAATGGGTGGCATTGCCACCAGACAAAAAGATATTGCATTCTTCAAGCATATATGTTATTCTTTTCTACGGTCAGAACAACCGAAATGACCACAAAAAAGAACAATTCTTTTCGCCGCGTAGCTGCGGCGTTTCTTTTTGCTACGGCGTTTCTTTTTGCCCCGGAGATCCCCGGGGCTTTTTTGTTGGCCGATTACTGCCGATTACACCACTCCTGCAGGGCGCGAACCATTGCAGATGGATTACTGATCACACCGTCAACCTGTGTGCCGAGCTTGCGCTGCATCGCGCGGATGGTCTGTGGTCCGATGTATCCGTCAGCAGTTACCCCCGACCATTTCTGGATGGCCTTGATCAGAGCTGATCCGCCGGACAGATGATTGCTCCACTCGGCCGCTGTGATACCGACGCAGTATTTCTTGTTTGTCGTGGGCTGGTTACTGATTTTCCCGTCCACGCCGGTTCCGAAGATCTCCTGCAGGCGGCGGGTCAGCTCCGGTCCCCATACTCCATCAACTGATATCGCTTTTGCGGCCGGCTTCTGAACGGATGATGTACCGCCGTAGGTACAGTATTTTGTATGACAATTGATCCATCCTGCGCCCGAAAGCAGTTTTCCCCAACTTCCATTCTGGATTTTGGTGATAGTATAGCTGCCCTGATCCCGGATTACTCCGACGATCTTGCTGTTTGCATTCGGCGCGATACGGATGTTTAATTCCGTGTCATTGACCTTGTAAACTCCTGGCTTATATATCTCCTCGCCGGATGTATTGTTTCCAGAAGACTCTGAGCTGCCGCCGCTGATCAGCTTCTTGAATCTCGTCCAGTCGCCTTTTGCAATGATCTGCGACGGGCAGTTTTTGCTGCAGATGTCATAATGACGATAGACTCTTTCCAGCGGAATCCCCGTCTCCCGCATGATCTCCCGCACCAGTGCCGCAGTATTCTCAAATGCTTTTTCATAATTATACCCGGCCTGCACGCACATTTCCACACCGATGCTGTTCCGGTTGCCATAAGAGCCGAACAGGTTGCCGTTTCCGTAGTTGATGCCAACGTGCCAGCATCCGAGGTTGTGCGGCGCGGCCTGATAGGCAGTGTCGCTGTCATCTACGTAATAATGAGCCGACATGCCAGAAAAATTCCCGTCATGCTGTGCTCTGGCATGAGCGCGGGCATTGGCAGTTGGCTCAAAATTGTCGGTATTATGTACAACAATACACTGTGGGTTGTTATACGGATAGGTGTTCTGGCTGCTGATGTATGATCTATCAATCTTCATTGTCTCTCCTTCTGCCGGATTTGCGCCGGCGCAAAAAAGGACGGTTGTTGGCCGCCCTCACTCTGATTTCTGTGTCTGCTTGATAATCTGATTCACATAATTGCTCAGCCCCGCCACAAGGATGCCCTGCGTGACCGCTGTAAAGACGGCCATCGCCGCCTGCTGCCCGGTGCACACCTCACTGGTAGCCAGCACCCAGATGGCACACAGTACGATACTCACGCCGCCGAGAATCAGAGGGATATACTTATCCTTTACAGCCTGCGCCTGTTTGAGTGCCATGCCAAGAAAATACAGGGCAACAGCCACAACGATGAGTTCCGGTTTCACATAATTCATAATCTGTTCCATATTTTTTATCCTTTCTGCTCTAAGTCATTGATTCTGTGATTGGCAACTTTGATCTGCTCTTCTTGTACTTTAAGTTCCTGTTCCAGAGCATACGTTCTTTCTACTACATTATTATGCTTATCGACCCGTTTCGTGAGCTCTTCCAGCTTGTATTCCATCAGTGCCCGTGTCTTTTCCTGCTGACTGTGGTTACTGATCAGGCAGACCACAAGTGTAACGGCGGCACTGATGCAGGCTGATATGATTGTTTCCATATGTTTTTTAGTTCTCCTTCTTTTAAATTAGCAAAATCTTTCTTCGGTGCTACTCCACCGATTCCTTTGCTTCCAGATCTGCAGTATACTTATCATACTCATCCCAGATGTCGTTCTCGAATTTGTCAACAACATCATCGATATCCTTTTTATTGGCACGATACTTTCTACCGTTGTTGATGTAGCGATTGATGATTGGAACATCCGGATGTTTTGCATCCATATTGGCGTCCATAGACACAACGGTCTCGCCGTCAACTGTGATGATTCCAGAATAATGAATGTCCTTTGTGTAAGTTGCTGATACTGCCATATTTTTGTCCTCCTAAAAATTAATTTGTATCTCCAGAGATATTATCTCTCATGGATTCAAGTTCACTTCTTAGATCCGCAACCTCTACTTCAAGGTTCGATCTTCTTTGCTTTTCGAGTTGAAGCTCATGCGTTATTATCGCAATCAAATTAGTATATACCATACTATAAGTATCAATATAGCTATCCTCAGTGTTCTTCCTGTCGTGGTGTACCAGATCCAGCTCGTCTTCTCGGATTCCGAGTTCTCGCATGGCTTCTACGACATCCTGTGCGACGAATCCATAACAAATGCGCCCATCACCGTCAATCATCCGATACTGAACTGGTTTTAAGCGATCGAACAGCTCTGAATGAATATCCGTCTTATTGATCTTGCTCTCACCGAGTGGAAATATGTTTGTTTTGGCGCGGCGATCGGATGTGACCTGTGGGGAGTTTTTAACAATCAAACGCTCCCATACTCTTCCACTATCTCCTAACATAATCTTTTCGGAGTACGCCTTGGTCGGTGCGAACGCTCCAGTATACACTCCTCCAGACCAGCCACAGCCATAAAATTCGACCTCTGCCTGATAACCTTTCTTCTTTGATTCAAGAATAATGCTACCGTTACCAATATCGAAGTTTGCTTTGTTGTTGGCATCCGAGTAAGTATTTACAACAAAAGAATCGTCAACAGCTCCGGCTATACAGCTTCCAGAAGAACTTGATGTCTCCAATACAGATTCGTGGACACCTTTAATATCTACATATTCGCTCTGGATTGACAGAGCCGCATTGCCGGATTTTGTTTCAACCAAAATCTTACCGACACCGCCACATAACTCAATAACCGCATCTTTTGCGTTCTTTCCAAGCTGGATCAACTTATCACCATAATATGCGAGTGTCGTTCCTGCCCGGTTAAGAATCTCAAATGCTGATGCTGAAATCTTAGTCCGATAGCCAGACCAAGATCCGCTGGTTTTATTACCAACTTCCAATCCGGTCCCATCAGTAAACTGCATAAAGTTGGTGGCTGTTTTTGCTGCTTGTAAAGGATTCGCATTAATTGAACCAGATGGTAAAGAAGCTAATTTAGTTGATGTCCACGTCACTGTATATGGGCCAGAACCTTGAGTATAGTTAAATACTCTCAGATGTCCCCACGATTCATTTAATCTTGTTATAAGGCCCCACGTTGAAGTAGTCTTTTTATAAATCCATAACGACCATTCGCCTGAAGATCTTAGAAAATCCAATCCAGGATCTGAGTTATTTGCAGAGATAAAACTAAACTGGACATCTGTTGTCTCAAAACCTCTGCCGCCAAGTTTAAATGTTGTTGGCTGATTTGCATACGAACCTGTGATCTTTATTGTAGCAAATTCGACATAAAGATTTGACTCACCGTTTCCATCTACCGTATGCACTACCTGATTTGCGTCCTTACCTGCAGCGCCCTGTGGACCTTGAGGACCAGTTGCTCCAGTTGCACCTTTATCTCCCTGAGGACCTTTATCGCCTTTTACACCTTGAGGACCTTGTGGTCCCTGAGGACCAGTTGCTCCTTTATCCCCTTTATCACCTTTGGCACCGGTTGCACCTGTGTCGCCTTTGCTTCCCGTGACGCAAACTGCTGTTGTCGTTGAAGTCGTGTTGTCAGTATAGGTAATCACCGATCTCGTCCAAATATATTTACTGTTCTCCCATCCAGGATAAGTCGTGCTCCACGATCCGCCGGACATGGCTGTTGCTGACGTTGATTTGTAATACTGTTCTACAATAGATTTAACGCCTTTACCGGTTGCACCAGTCCCTCCAGTATCTCCTTTATCACCTTTGGCTCCGGTTGCTCCCTGTGCTCCTGCAATGCAAACTCCATTTTGATTTGGCGAATACGTTCTGTTACCAGCTCCGTCCGTTGTTACCGTACGGCTCCACATATACTTTCCATTAACCCATGTTGGCGCTGTCGTCGACCATGATCCTCCAGAAAGAGAAATCGGCGATGTCGAAAGATAATACTCCACGTCAACAAAAGACACATAATCCTCAGGTGCTGGAGTCCAGTCAGTTGCCGTATTGCCTTTTTCGATCTTAAGGTTTTTAAACTGATATGAGACCCCAACATTACTGTTCATTCCGGTAAAATATGTATTCTGTGAAGTTCCGCTAGGCAATGTTGCTGCTGATTTTACAACCCATACCAGTTTTGTCCATACATTCGCAACTGTTTTGTTGTTTACGGCTTTACATGATTGTATCAACATGTTTGAACCGTTAATATGTCTAAACTCTGGATTCATCGATGTAGAAACACTTGCTTTGACATCTACGGATACGGTATAATTCGTGTCAGCCTCCCATTTTGTGCGTCCAATATAAGAAAACTGTATTACAGACCATCCGGATTGTTTTACTGAATCTCGTGTAAGCTTACATGTATTAACCCCAGTTTCGGATACAGATTCTTTGGAATAGCCGCCAGTTTGCATTGACCAACTCCATCCGGTTGTTCCTTTGTTAGTATTCATTGCTAAATTTCGTCCGCCGACGACAATTCCTTCCGGTGTACTACCAACGTTGTAAGCAGTTGAAGTTGTATTATCCGTATAGGTGATGATCGTACGAGTCCAGAAATATGGTTTGTCCGCACTTGTCGCCGGAGGAGTTGCTGACCATACTCCAGTAGGGATCGTAGTTCCAGACGAACTTGCCTGATATGTAACCGCTGTGGATTTAACGCCTTTTCCAGTTGCCCCGGTATCGCCTTTATCCCCCTTACTACCTGTAGCTCCTGTTGCACCCCTCGGGATAATTGTATGGCTTATGCATAAACCTTTCAGATCTCCAGATGCAGTATTACTCCGATAATAAGCAACATGAGCATTTTTTGTATCTGTTGCCGTTCCAACGATCGCGAACATATCCCCGATTCGGCAGCCATTACGGATACCAGATGTACTAGACCAAGTTTCTTCGTGATTAATAGTTCCGTATGCCGTCCACTGAGACTCGGTGAAGGCATCTCTGACTACATTTGCTACAAGACTATATCCCTGTGAACCAGTGGCACCAGTAGCACCTTTGTTACCATATACACCGATAACTCGTTTTGTTGTGTCTACAGTTGTCCCATTTGTATAAGTAATTGTCTCGTAGTTCCAGAGATATTTATTGCTCTCTGTCATTGTCGGAACCGTAGACGACCATGAGGTAGGAACAGTCGAATTTGACGCGGAGACTGCATAATGCTCGGTAATACTCTTAATACCATTTCCGGTTGATCCGGTATCACCTTTATCCCCTTTACTTCCCCGATCACCGTATGATCCAATGATGCAAGGCGCAGTTGTACTCGCCACGGTTCCGTCGGTATACTTCACAACCTCATAATTCCAAAGATACTTCTTAGCCGCAGACACCGACTGGACAGCTGTTGTCCATCCACTCGTCGCCGTTGTAACTCCGCTGGAAGATGCCGTTGCCAGGTAATAATTGACTACTGATCCAATACTCTTTCCATTGGTGCCATTTGCACCATTGGTTCCCATACGGCCGACACTATATATCGTGGATGTTGTGTCGTCAGTGTAAGTGATGATTGTACGTGTCCACAGATACTGCCCCGCGGATGCAGATGGCACAGACCCAGACCATGTGCCAGTTGGAACTGTTGTTCCGGAAGTTGAAACCTGGTATGCAACAGATGTCGATTTAACCCCCTTACCCGTATCACCCTTATCACCTTTGGCTCCAGCCTCGCCTTTGATTTTCGCCCACTTATACGTTCCGACACTTGTAGGATCATCTTTTGCATAGTCCACGCATGTTCCGATATAAGCGCCAATATCCTCACCACTGTTCCCGGTGAATGTCTTCCCACCGTCATTGCTATATTTGATGTGCAGATAACTGGTTTTCCCGTCTGCTCCATTGGTACCTGAAATTCCCTGTTTTCCCTGTGGCCCCTGCGAACCTTCCAGCTGCTGCCAGCTGTACTTCTTCGGATCATCCGAATCCGTCTGTGTAAAATCCACATACGTTCCAATGTATTTTGACGGTGTCTCTGTCATCTGAGACGCAGAGGTCGGATTCGAAACCGCAGAATACTTAATATGAAAATATGTTGTAGCTCCGTTCTGTCCATCTTTTCCAGCAATACCTCGCTCCCCCTGTGGTCCCTGGATTCCCTGCAGTCCCTGCGTGCCCTGCGGTCCTTGAATCTTTGTCCACTTGTATTTAGATGGGTCGGTAGAATCTGCCTTTGTATAGTCCGTATACACACCGATGTACGTCTTACCGGTTGATTCAGTAATAGAAAAGCCTGTCTTTCCATCTGAACTTGTTGCATAGGCAATGTGCAGATAAGGGGTCTTTCCATCCGCTCCCGGCTTACCCTGAATACCCTGTGTACCGTCCGCACCCTTAATCTTTGTCCAGGCATATTTCGTCGGATCGGTGCTGTCGGCTTCGACCTCATCTACATACATTCCAATGTAGTCTCGATCAGAATCTGAAACAGAAAAACCAACCTTTCCGTCGGAGCTGTTTGCATAAGCGATATGCGTATACGTGGTTTTGCCATTCTCGCCCTTCGGTCCTTGAATTCCCTGTTCTCCCTTTTCACCCTGCAGTCCACGCAGTCCCTGTTCGCCTGGATCTCCTTTATCACCTTTCGGCCCCTGAAATTTGCTCCAGCGGTACTTCGCCGGATCTGTGGAATCCGCTTTGACAAAATCTACATATTGGCCGATATATGTCTTATCAACTGCATTGGTTGTCGAAAATCCTGTTTTTCCATCAGCGCTCGTTGCATAGGCCATATGCAGGTAACTGGTTTCGCCATCCGCTCCATCGTTTCCCGGAACACCATCCGCTCCGTCCTCGCCATCATCGCCCTGGAACTTCCGCCAGGTATATTTGGTTGGGTCTGTGCTGTCCTCAAGCGTATAATCTGTATAGGTACCAATATACTTTCCGGTATCTTTTCTCATCTGATTTGCTATCGGATTCGGAACATCAGCATATCTCACATGAAAAAAGCTTGTCAGACCGTCTTTTCCAGGTTCTCCCGCAATTCCCTGATCTCCAACAACCTTTACCCAGGTGTAGACACTCGGATCCGTCAAAACCGGCTGCTTTGTCGTCTGATTGTATGCAATACCCATATATGCTTTTCCGGCAGATTTAAGCGATATTCCAGCACCTGTTTCTGTATCAGCAAACACAACCCAAGTGTAAAACGTCCGGTTCTTTGCCAGCTTCTCAAACTGTGCAGCCAGGCTCTCCATCTTTTCTGAAATTCCACTCGATTTCAGCTTGTATTCGCCCAGCGTTGCCGTGTACTCATCATTGCAAATGGAGGACTCCAGTTTCATGATTCTTGCAGACAAATACAGTTCTCCGGCATCATCTACAATGTTCACTGTATCGCCGATCTTGATTCCATCCGGCAGATACGCCAGTTCCACTTCGTAGGATACGGCTGCATCATAGATCTTTTTCAGCTTTGATACGGCACGATTGCACAACTCTGACTGACTTAACGTATCATAGGTGTAAGTCTGGACAATATGACCGGTTCCATTTCCTTTTTCGGAAAGATACCGGCTCCATTTGGCCACTGCGCTCCGGGAATAAATCGTACTGCCGGACAGATATATATCGCCGTCATCATACTTATACCCTTTCAGATTGATCGGCGTTTCACTGTCTTCCGGATATCCGCCGCTAACGGAAAGTGCCGTAGCCAGATCTTCTACTGAACTTTTTACAATGATATTTTTCACTTCCCGGTTGATCCGAAGTTCTCGCCCCTGATCTACGCCGCGCTTCTTATGCAGGTTGATATATTTGTGCTTGATTTTCAACCGGTCGATTTCAAAAGTATAGGAAACTTCCGCGTCAAACTGCGTGGCAACGCTCAAAATACGCTCAGAAGCGGTGGTCTCACCCTCCCAGGACAGTTTCCGGTTATAATTGCTGACCTCATTGATTCCAATTTCAAAGCCGGAATCGTCGCTGAATTTTTCAACATAGTAGCTCGCTGGATATGCCTTGTCTGCTTTGTATTCGCCAACTGTCTCGTTCAGGAGATCCATACCGGCATCCTCGGCATAGATTTCTACTTCCTGTTTGAAAATATTTTCTTCGCTGGTAATGATCGTATAAAATTCCTGCTCATCGCCATTCTTCCGAAGAATATAATTGCCAACAGAACCATACTGTTTCGCATCATTCCGCGTGCTCGCCGTGTAATTCAGCGTAAATTCTAGTGTAGCAACACCTGCTTCCACCTCTTCTGTTTTCAGATCATCAGAAATGTACAATCCCTTCGGTAGCTCTGTGCTTGCCTGCCCAAGGACATTCATATGTCGGTCCGCAAAATATAAAATCATAGAAACACCTCCCTGTATTTCATTGTGTATGTTGGCTGTGTTGCCCAGTCCGATGCAATGCATTGGATCTGATTCATTCCAGGCTGCAGGCAAAAGTTCTCCCAATCGTTGCCCAACGCACCAAGATCCTGTCTCGGAAGTCCCTGTAACATGACCTCTCCATTGCTACAGTCAGCTGTCAAAACCTGATTTACCGAAAATTTATTCGGAATATCACGCCATTTTTCTACATTGTCAATTCTCACGAAGATGCCGCGGAAATAATTTCTGGTGACAAGCTGATTTCCTGTATTTCGACTTCCCCACTGTCCCAAATACAATTTCACTGTTGCCACTTTCACATTTTTTAATTCTGGAACTGTAAATTCCGGATAACTGCCCTTCCAGAAAAAACGTATTTTCTCTCCATGTTTCATCATGTCGCTTGCGCCATACGTTTGGCTGTATGGGTTTGCATCTTTTCGATGGCAAGGTTCAAAAGTATATGTTTTGACGATACGCGGGTTGTTTCCACCTACCCACATATTCATGTGCGCTGTGTTTCCGATCGTATCGGTTTTGTATATCTCCTGGCAGCAGATCATTTTTCCGTTCGCATCGCAGAAAGCAATCGCCTGGCAGCCCGTCTGCCCCATAAGACCAGTTTCAAACCAGCTGTTCATGTAACAATAGAGGTGCGTCGCTCCCTTTGCTCCATTGGAATCTACCACATCAATAGATTTCATAGCTCCATTCCAGCCGTTTGTGTTTGGACTTACATATCCACTGCTGGCCAGATACAGACCTTTGATGCTGTCTACGCTCATGACACCCAGCTTTCCAGCCGTCTTGCTGTTACTGTATAAGAAGTTGCTCCCTGTATCATCTTTCCACGCCGCATCCTGTGACCAGACATATTGGTCAGCATAGCTTGTTATCAGTTCGCTTTTTTTGTATGTTTCTCCGTTCAACTCATCCGGATCACCGAACTGAAGAATTTTCTTGGAGTCATTTACAAAACCTACTACTCCATTTTCACTGTGCATTACTGCCTGAAGCTTTGGAAAGGCCCGATAAGTGCCGTTGTACGACACAATGAACGTTTTTCCGTCATCCGCAGTCGGATTCACCGTAAATTCTTCCACCGAATACTTGAATGGATCCGCGCAGTAAAATTCCAGCTCCGCAGTGATCGCATTTCTTCCCGCCGGCACTTCACTCGTTCCCTGCTTTGTTCCGATATAATATTTGTCCGGTTCATCTGCAAAAATAAGGGTTGCCTGTTCTGCATCCAGAAGAGCATTCAGTTTGTTGTAAGCACTGCGAAAAGCTGCATTATCTTCGGCTACCAGCTGATATCCCACCACAATAGTCCTTGGCTGATAACGCTTTCGTCGATACTTTGTACCGTCAGACACGCCTGTTTCCAGATCTGTAATCTCCGTACCCAAAATTTCCCGGCCGGACACATAAAGTGTCCGATAGCCGGGAATTACGTTCTCAAGATAACTTCCATTAAACATGAGAGCCTCCGAAGGCAGGTTCTGCCCTGGGTATCGCTCTGTTGTATCTACAAAGTTATACATTCATTCTCCTGCCTTTCTTTCGGTTCTCCCTAGTCTCCTGTTTCTCAATTTCTTCACGTGTATACGTTGCAGTCGCCTTTCCGATTTCTCTTCCGTCCAGATTAACCGGTACATAGATGGTATATTTTCCATTACTGCTATACTGATAGCTGTCATTCAGATCTTCAGATCCAGTCCGAAGGCTCATTCCGATTTCCGGTGCAGGTGTAAGCTCCGGAATCTGTATCAGCTCCATGGCCGCCTGCTTTGCTTCCTGGACATGATCCATAATACCATTGACCCAGCCAATGCCGAAGTAATTGCCGAGTTTATCCGTCACTCGCGACGGGCTGTGAATCTGTGCTTTCGCGCGGATTGCCGCCTCTGCAGCTGCCGCAAGCTGTGCTGCCACTGCTCTTACATAGCCAACCTGACTTGCCATACCGTTCGCAAGACCCATGCCGATGTAAGCGCCGTAAGAATAAGTGTTTATATTGCTCAAAGGCGCCTTTGCCGCATTTGCAAGTGCGCGTGATGCACTCGTTACAGTACTGTTTTTTGACCGGATTCCGTTTGCCATACTGTTTCCAACGCTCTGTCCACTGCGAAGTGCCGCCGGTTCTGTCGTTTTCAGAGCGGCATTCACTGCTTTTGAAACATTTTTAGCGCTGGAGACTGCTTTCGTTCCGCCACTCGAAATTGTGCTTGAAAAATTGCTCATTGATGTGGACGCAATATTGTTCAATGGTTTCAACCCAGTATCCATGCTCTCTGTAACTGCTGTTCCTGCGCTCGTGCCCGCTGAGGTCAAAGCTCCGCTGCCTCTATTGATGCCGGATGTAATCGCGTTGATTGCTGTGTCGCCTATACTGCTGGCGGACGCAGCAACACTTCCGATTCCAGACTGAATTCCGGCCGCCGTACTGCTTGCCGCAGTATTCCCGAGTGCATTCGCCGCGCTGGATACCTGCGAGCTTCCGGCATTAATTCCAGATGCTGCACCAGACGTTACACTCTTGCCGCCTTTTTCTCCTCCAGCGCACCAATCGCTGATATCGCCAAAGAACTTTCCAATCTTTCCGCCAAACTTGGAAAGCCCGCCAAAGATTCCTTCTCCAATGGCCAGTACAACCTGCTTTCCGACTTCCAGCCAGTCTGTCGCCATAATTGTGTCAATCATAGCAGACAGCACCTGCGGCAATGCCTCCAAAAGCTGTGGAATAGCGCCTATAATACCCTGTGCCAATGTTCCGATAATCTGAGCTGCGGTCATCAGAATTGCAGGAAGATTCTGCAAAATTCCCTGTGCAAAAGAACTCAGCGATTGAATTGCAGCGTCGATCAGTGACGGCAAATTCTCAGTAATTCCTTGTGTCAGTGCCAGTAAAAGTCGCATACCAGTCATAATGAGCTGCGGTAATGCAGAAGCAATTCCTGTAATAAGTGTCGTTACCATGCTGACTGCTGACGGAATCAGCTCCGGCAGGGCACTGATCAATCCTGATACCAGCGATTGAACCAACGTTACGCCGCCCGTAATCAAAGCAGGCAGATTCGCTGTAATTGTGTTCAGCAATTCAGAAACCAGATGCCCGCCCTGCTGAATAAGATCTGGAAGTCTGCTGGCCATTCCATTGACCAAATTCGTGATAAACTGCGGTCCCTGTGTCTGCGCCAGTTGCAAAATGCTGTCAATCTGCGACCCAAAGGTCTGATAGAGCAGTCCAAGCCCGGCGAGCACTACGGCGATTAATGCCGCTGGCATCAACGCTTTCATTGCAAGACCCATGATCTGGGTTAAGCCGCTGAACATCTTTGATCCAACGCCGAGAATCAAATTTCCAACCGTCTGGACCGTTGATGTAACTGTCTGCACAACTTTTCCGCCCAGCACACCGATTTTTTGTATCCCGTTGGCGCCATCCAAGGTTGCCGCATCCAGAATATCTTTAAATGGATTTTTTATTTTTCCGACTGCGGACTGTAATATTCCGCCAAGCTTCGAATTATTAAATGCATTTCCAAGGCTTTTTCCAGCATTTTTTGCCCATTGTGGTGTCTCTTTTAGGGTTTTGTTTATGCCTCCAATACCTGTGGATACCAGTTTCCATGTATTGCTCTGGAAAAAATCGCTTGCTTTGGTAACAACACCTAAAGTTCCAAGAACTGCTCCAAGAGCTTTTACCTTCTCTCCGGTTCCATCCAGAAGGCCTCCAATTTCTTTCAGCCCGCCTTCCAAACCGCCATTTTTAAACGCAGATCCAAGCTTTTCAACCCACTGAATTGCTTTTTCAATGTACTTTCCATCAGCCAACTTTTTATTGGCGTCACTTATTTCGGATGTAATATTCTTTACAAATTCTTTGAGTTTTCCCTTTGCCTGTTCAAACGCGGTTATTCCAATACCTTCAATTCCAGACTTAAGCTCATCAACAGCACCTTTCAGATTATCCGCTTTGATGCTTGCCATCGTCTCTGCTGCTCCAGATGCATTGTTGATCGCATCAGAAAGCTTATTGAAATCCTCATCACTTGCATTGACAATCGCTAAAAGCCCAGACATTGCCTCCTGCCCACCAAGCATAGCCGCATAAGATGCTTTTTCATCCTCAGTCAACCCTTGCATACCTTTTCGCATATCTTTCATAATTTGGGCAAAGGAATTCATATTTCCGTTAGCATCAGTAAGGCTAAGGCCTAATGCAGACATTGCCATGCTAGATTCTTCCGTCGGTTTTGCCATACGTGTAATCGTGGCGCGAAGTGCCGTACCTGCGGCGCTTCCTTTGATAGAACTATTCGCCATTATAGAAGTCGCAAGAGCTATATCCTGAATCGAGTAACCCATTGCGCCCGCTACAGAGCCGACATATTTGAAGGTTTCGCCCATCAAATCGACATTCGTGTTCGCATTGGCAGAAGCGGTCGCCAATACATCGGCGAATTCTCCGCTGTCTTTGGCCTGTTTTCCGAATGCAGTCAATGCATCCGTAACGATATCGGATGTCCTCGCCAGATCACCGCCAGATGCAATAGTCAAATTAATAACGCCATCCATACCGGATAGCATTTCATCCGCCTTCCAGCCCGCCATCGACATATATTCCATCGCAGAAGCTATCTGACTGGATGTGTACTTTGTGGAAGCACCTAGCTGTTTTGCTTTGTCTGACAATTTATCAAAATCTGACCCTGTAGCCCCAGAGAGGGCTGCAACGGAAGACATTGTACTTTCGAAGCTCATACCTGCGCTTACCGCGTTTGTTGTTACGCTTTTAAGCGCACTTCCAACTGCTGTAACTGCTTTTCCACCAATTGCCGCCATTGCGCCGAATCCAAGTCCACTGGATATGGTACTGCGTAGCCGTTCTGCTGTATCGCTGCACGATTTCATCGTCGAAGAGAAATTGCTGTCTACCGCTGATAGAACCGCTTTTACGCTATAAGATTCTGCCGTTTTCACCATCTCCTTTCTTGATCAACTTCGAAAGTCCAGCAAAACGAGGATCTGTCTTTTTTGTTCTCTTTTTTTTCAAATTTTCAAGTTCCCGCTCATAATCGAAGAATTTCTGGAACTTTTTATAGACTGGAACTGTCTTTTTGCCTGTTTTTCGTTCTGCACGCACAGCAAAATCAAGATATGCCTGCCTGTGTGCTTCGAAATTTCGGTCAAACATTTTCAGTTCCAGCGCCTCCATCATGACATTATACTGAGCTACTGTCAGCCGATCCACCTGTTCGAATGATGTAAAATTGAAGTACCGAAAGCAATTCACCGCAACATCATGATAAATTTTTTCGAAATCTACTGTTTCTTCTCGTCCTGAGCCTTCTTCTGAAATTCCTCCAACGCTTTCTTCAAAGCTTCCTGGCGTTCTTTCTCCGCTGCCACTGCTTTCTCGATTTCCGCGACGGTTTTCTTCGTAGCATTGGCTGTCCTTAAGAAACCCAGTGTGTCCTCGAAAAGTTTATCAATGTCTGTTTCCGGATCATCAATATAATCATCCAGCAGTTCTTTTGTAACTCTCGGAGTCTGCCCCTGATTTGCTGCATCTAGCAGATCTACAAGCGGCTCCACCTCTCCATCCATGACGCTGCCGATCATATATTTCAGACCAATTCCTTTGCTGACATCTTTTAAATTGTCAACTGGCACCTGAATTTTTTTGTTTACATCGCGAAGGAATCCCATGCCAAAATTAAACTGATACACCTGTCCATTGATTGTAAGTTCCATATCGTTTTTCTCCTTTACTATTCAAAAAGAGGACGATTTCTCGCCCTCAGCATTTTTACGCTCCTGTTTTTGTCGTATCTGTAAATACGTAAGCTGCTATTTCCTGCTGCGCGGTCGTTACGGTTACATCACCTTTCTGACCGGTTCCATTGACACCAAAGGTAAGAGACACCTCCACCATATCTTCGGCGTTTGAAGTCTTTTCTACCTCCGTCACATAGCCCTGGAAGTATTTTCCTTTAAATTTATTGCTTCCGCTGGATGCTGGATCATCCAGATTTGCTTCCCAGATCTCGACCAGTTCATCATTGATCATGGCATCTTCAAGAGAATCGATCAGTGTGTCGCCCTTGGCAAGAATACTGGTTGCCGTAATCTCAACCTCGGCTGCTCCCGGGGTACGGATCGTGCCATCCTTTGTCTCTGTGGTATCGGCATCTTTACTTGTCGTTCTGCCGTTCTCTGTCGTAAACGCTAATGCTGTAGCTGCATTTTTAGCCGCATCTTTTTTAAGGCGGTACAGATAAACGATCTTTTTACCACGTACCGCATCTGCGAATAACTGTAAATCAATTGTTTTTCCCATGCTGTTCTCCTAACTAAATAAAAAAGTCACTTCTACAATTCCATGAAGAAGTGGCTGGTTGGTGGTTGTATCCGGCAATATTCTCTGATTTAAGTCCTTCACGGACCAGGAAAAGTTGCCGGTGTGCTCCAGATGTCTGCAAATCTGCTTGATCTGCAGAAGCATCTGTGAAACTGTGCCGCGCTGCCGCGGATTATCGTGCCAAACGTGGATTGTCTGGCTTACGTTGCCGAACACAGCCGTTTTGTTGGCCTGATCATTCAAGTCGCTGTCCGCCAGATAGACAAACGGATATGGCGTGCCTTCCGGCGGTAAAAACGTGTCATACACACTGTCCGGATACTGTTTTTTCAATTCCAGAAGCAATGCACTGAATAATTCCTGCTGTGGGTCCATGATGTCACCTCGTAAGCTTTTTCAAATCGGATTTGAACTGTTCTTTCTGTGCCGTATAGGAAGGACGCATATACGGCTGTGCGTTCATGTACCGGGTTCCGTACTCCACATACGCCGCATACTCTGCCGTTGGCTCTACTTCTGCCGTAAGGCCGCCATCTCGGATCTCAAGACCGATGTGTCGTTTCAAGTTACCAGTATCCACTGGAGCTTTTCTCTGTGCGGCCTCCTGCAGAGCTGCACCATTATCCTTTACTATCTGTTTCACTTTACTCATCTGCACGTTTTTCTTCAATTTGACCTGCAGTTTTTCCATTCCTTCCAGCTTGATTTTCGGCATCAGACCACCTCCGATAGTATAAAAGTCTGTTTCACGCGAAGTTTCCGCGTATAGTCCACTTTATAGTTTGTGTTCCCGATCCGGATCCGATCAAACGGCTTCTGATAATGATTCTGAAGCTGCACTGTCACGCTGCCCTGACGGATTCCTCCGTATACGATCTGCATGATCTCTGCTCTCGTATCCATCACAGAAGCCATTTTCTGCACCTCTGTGACCTGGTCTGCAGCATAGTTTCCGGTTTTCGAATCATACTCACCCGGCAGGACTCGCTGGAAGAAAATTGGCGTATCGTATCTCACAGAAACTTCACCTTTCCCTTCCTTGCCTCCCGCTGGCTGTCCAGATAAGACTGAATATCATCCATGTACCCGGCAAAATCATTTTCAGACCAGGAAAGGCTCTCGCCCTCAACACTGTGAGAGGAGAGCCCTTCTGATCCGATTCGGTTGAATCGAATGACTGAAACATCCAATATGATGTATTCCATTTCTTCCGGCGGCTCCAGACCGCCAAGAAGAAATTTCAACCGCTGTTTCGTGGCATTCAGAATCAGCTGTAGCTGCTGTTCTGTCTTTTTATCTGTGTCTTCCAGTCCAAGAAGCAGTTTCAGATCTTCGAGCATCGACTGCCTCCTACTTCTCTGGTTCTTTTACCAGTTCGATCACCGGGGTTCCACGCAGGTTTTTATCCGAAGCAAGCTCTTCCAGACGCTCTTTCGAGACCTTGATTCCCTCGCGCGGGAAAACATCACCCTCTCGGTACTCATGGTCATCGTCATGAAGATCCGTAAAGTATTCAATCACCCTGTACATAGGTTCCTCCTTCTCAGCTCTTCACAGCTACTGTTACATCGCCGGAACGGACTGCTTTATAGTTCTGATCACACTCAACCAGCGTGATGTGATGGGTTGCTGTAGATGCGATTTCGGATTCTCCATCCCATTTGCTCCAGTTTTTCACGTCATCGCCGTATTTCACGGTAGTCGCGGATGCCGCATCTTTGTACTTCCAGCAGTTTTTCATAGACATCAGCTGCTCTTTTACGGAGATCTTTGTTTTTCCTGTTTCAGATCCTTCTGCCGCCGTTACGGTCAGTTTTCCAAGAGTCTGTGTATCCGCTCCACCAACGGAGATGTAGGCGATGGCATCCAGGTACTCACAGAATAAGCGCAGACCCATAATAGCGTACAGATCCGAAATTGCTCTCTCGTAGGTACCCTGTGCATGGAAACCGATAAAATGAGTAGTCGGGTCCGTTGTATAGCTGAGGCCAGCTTTTACGAACTCAGAGTCGCCCGGATCGATGTAATATCCGATGATGTTGTTGAGTGGAGTAGCAATGACGACGTTTTCCGGGATTTCAGAGCTTACGAAGACAACATCAGCGCCAAGGAATTTCTTCATGTACTCAAAGCCGAACGCTGTCTGCAGGGAGATATCCGCGGCACCGACATATTTATACACATCCAGTGTATTTACCCATACTGCTACGCCGGTAGCCGTTCTTCTCATCTTTTTGAACTTATCTTTAACCTTTCCGATTGCCATAGCAACCGCCATCTGCCAAGTGCTTTCATGGCCAGTCAGAGAACCTGCTTTCAGCTGTGCGTACAGCTTATCCATGACAACGTTCTGCAGATCGGTTTTGAACTCTTCGTCGGTATCCTGTACTGCGGCATCATATCCCTTTTCCGCGATTGCCTCCAGGGTTACTCCCTTACGATACTTGCTGATTTTAATAGTATCAAACGGAATTTCTTCCACAGCGTACTGGGAGTACGGGATCTCTTCGCCCTCTGCGACCTCACCGGACTGCAGGTTTCCTGTCACCTTTTTTGTCTTTAAAACGGTGTTGTTATCTTTCTTGATCATTCGGATAATGCCCAGGACGTCAAGCAGTGCCTGAATGTTTTTGCCGAAAGATGTTACGAAATCAATCTCGCGGGCTTTTACCTGGATCTGTGCCTGACCTGTCATGTTATCCGGTGCCGCAAATACCTGCAGCCCTAATTTTCCAATTCTATGCATGCTGTTTTCCTCCTACTGAAATAATGCAATATTTTCCGCAATCAGCCGCTGCCGTTCAATTGGGTTGCTGACTGCAAGAATCTGTTCTTTTGTCACAGCACCTTTTCCGCCGGATCCGCCCTTTGGGGCATTTCCTTTCAGGGCATCTTTTACGGCAGCCTGTACTGCATCCTTGTACATCTTTGTGAAAGCTTCGACTGCCGTCTTGGTATCCTCAGCGCTTTCCGATACCAGATGTGCCAGAAGTTCATCCGGGATGTTGATTTCTTCATCTGCCAGCATCTTTCTGGCCGTCTTTGACATTTCCGAGAGCGAATTCTGCCGTTTCAGATCTGCCAGTTCCTTTTCCAACTTCCGGTTTTTATACTCCGCTTTCTCTTCCTTTGTCATCTTCGCCAGCTTTTCCGCCTCTGAAAGCTTATCATCAGTCAGTGCCTGCCACTTTTCCTGCGCTTTGGTCACTGCTGTATTTACCGCTTTCTGCACTCTGCGGTCGAACTCCGCGCGATTCTCTGCCTGCCCCAGAAAATCATCAAACGACATCTCATTGCCGCTATCTCCAGAACCTGCTCCAGCTCCGTCCTCGTTTCCGTCTCCGGCTCCGCTGCCGTCTCCTTCGCCGTCTGCAAATACCTGCAGGTTGATCATCGGGATTCTCCAATGATAATGGTTGTTTTTGCGCTTCATTATTTTTCTGTCCTTTCTGCCCCGTCCCGTTCTGTAATAGCCCCGTGCCGTTGCTCCGGAATCATAGTTTAACGACATTTCGGTCACATCGGTTACACGATCCGGACATGCTCCGGAAATTCATCGGCCATCAGATAGATGCCGACAAAAAAGGAATCCACCAGAGTTCTTGCTCTCTCTGATAGATTCCCATACTGTATATCAACCCAGCCGGGCGATACTTCGTATTCTATTTCATCCCTTGTCAGATCCTCGATCGAGCGGATCAGCGTCCGCACGAGGCTGGAAACGCCTGCGCAGACAATGTCCTGCCCGTGCGGTGCATACATTGCATGGCCGGATACCTTGATTTCGTTCTTACGAACGGATACTTCAATCACTCTTTGATCCTCTCTTTCTTAAATGGGCATAAAAATACCACCGGCCTCTCGACTAGTGGTAACTATGAAATAATCGCGCCAAGTAATGCAGACAATATCACGTTGAATGTTTCAGTACAATATTCTTTTGCTTTCTGCATGCGGCTGTTTTCTTCCAGGAACTGTACGCCCTCAAACGTAATCTCAAATGGTCTGTCTGTTTGGAGCATTGGCGCGTCTTTTGTTTTGTCAACGACCACAAATCCTGTAATATATCCCTTCCTTACAAGCGTTGCAATGATCTTGCACTAATAGCTTTGCGGAATATCAAATAATTTTGAATTCCACGCGAACTGTTCGAGTTCTGGTTCTACACCGAGTTTCATGCATTCGTACAGATACCTTAGTATTTTATACATGATTACTTCCATGTCATTCTTTGCCATTATCGTTTTTACTCCTTAAACAGTTTTATACGAACGGAACCATCTCTTTTACGTCATTCAACGTCTTTTTTGCCTTTTCAAGCAACGAATTTTCGAACAGATAGGAAATACCCTTTGGTGTGATAATGGCATCCGGCAGATCGCCTAAAAGAACGCCATCTTTCGTATGATTAACAGCAATGCCTTTTACATATTCTTCCGTAATCAGGCTTAAAATGATATACTGCCAATAATTCTCATGAATATTATAAGCCGATGCTGTAAGGTAACACGCTTCTGGTTTTTCACCCTTTTTCAAGCATTCATACAGATATTTCAGTACCTGGTATACAATCACGAAATAATCATTCTGAGCCATTTGTCCTGTCTCCTTATCATCAGTTGATAATTAACTGATTCTTGCAAGAATCACAGTAAAAAGTATTGGTTTTTTCACGGTCGCCAACAGGAATCATAATTCCTTTTTTGCATTTCTTGCACAGAACTTTTTCGCCTTTTCTCAAAAGTTTTACCCTCTCATGAGGCGGCATATTCAGAGTATTCGTCATAAACAATCACTCCCATTTCAAATTCGGATATTTATCATTTATATGATTAATTATATCCTGGACAACTTTCTCTGTCAATTCAATGTTTTGATGTCTGTACTCGTTCATATAGCATTGTAACTCTTGATTTTTGGTGTTTGGCTTGTTGATTTTGGCATGTGTGGCCTCGTGAATCACTGTAATAGCTGTCTCACGAACCGTTTTGGTGTTATCAGCATAAATGTTGATTTCACCATCTTCGAAAAGTCCGTCCAGTCCCTCGTCGACATCAACTCCGTACCATACCTTTATTTGAATATCATTTTCCTGAAGATATTCCAACATTTCCGTTCCGATGCTGGACTTTTTCATTTCTTTCATGATATTTCGAGGTTTGATAACGTCTCGCCCCTTTGATCTGCCATCCAATGTTTGGAATATGCCTTCGTTGTCTTTGTATCTCGCCTTTCTGTTTTTCGAAGCTTCCCATTCTTCTGTGGTACCACCCTGCTCCAGAAATTTCAACCATTTCTCATACTCTGTGCTGTCTTCATAGGCCGCCGTAGAGCAGTGGCATCGCGGATGCATCGGCGGCGCATTTGTCCCTGGCATCATATCCTGCACCCTAAAATGCTTACCGTCCAACGCCTGGCACCGCTCGCAGACATCTGCATTCCCGCAGGCAACGTATGTATACTCTTCGAATCCATTTCGGATATAGGACTGTTTCTGAGCTTCTGTCTGGACTCTGGCAAGCTCCGTGACCATGAGCCGCTCTGCATCCTCCCGGCTTGCACCGAAGCGTTTCTGCAGGTGCACCGCAAGCTCCCGCGGGTTCTTACCCTGGATTAGCCCTGTTTTCAGCAGCTTGTCCAGCTCTGCTTTCAGCATATCCTGATACATCCAAATCCGGTCGGAATAGGTGGCGTTATGGAATGACGCATCGACGATTGCCCGCGCCATTTTCCCGTTTTCCTGCACAGAATTGCCAAGAATGCCCGCCTGCCTGCGAAATTCTTCTATTGTCTGCTGTGTCAGCGTCTGATCAAAGTATTTCTGCAGTTCGTCGAAGCCGGATACCATTTCCAGCCCGATATTGGCTTTCAGCAGCTCCAGGCGATTGATTTTCATGGTCGCATTGTACAACCGCATCTCTTCATTCGCCTGATCAGAAAAATCTTTTTCTTTGACGTATTTTGCGGCTTTCCTTCCATATTCTTCGATGTCAAGCTTGGAAACTCTCCTTTTTGCCTCCGCCAGCGAGATTCCCTCTTTTGTGGCGTACTTTGCATAAAATCCATCGATCTCCTTCTGGATCTGGTCTGCCATATATGCATAGGTCTTCCGGATCTCTTCTGCATAGGCCTGCTCCGCCATCTTATTCTTCTTAGCATGCTCCGTCTCACGCTTCTGCCAGTATTCCTTACTCGTCATCCTGTCCACCGCCGCCAAACATCTGCTCCATCACAGGATCCGCTCTCATCTTATCCTGATCAGCATCGATTTTCTTAATCTCGTCCTGTGCATTATCCACGATAGACAGCACGCCCAGCTGTGTTTCCTGGCTGACAACGCCTTCCAGATTCTTCGCGATCTCTGCCTCTTCCTGCAGGTTTGCCGGGAAGTTCGGCGTAAAGTGTGGATGGATCTTCACCCAGTCATCTTTTTTCATCCCCGAGACCGGATTTGAGAAGATCAGACGGTACCGCCGGTTCATACCGCTGGTAAATTTCCGTTCCTTCGTCTTTTCCAGGTTGCTCATCGCCTGCAGCTTATACTTCATGGCGATACCGGAGCTGGTACCAAAATTCTCATCCGAGATATTGGCTACCATGCTGATATGGAAGATGAGCTTTTCCAGTCGATCGATCAGATGCTCCTGTGTAGTGTCTCCATCTGGCTTCTGAAGAAATTCAACGATCAACCGCTCGGTATCTCCATCAAAGTTAATGATTCTGTCGTCCCGGATATGCGCCACATCATCTTCTTCCAGCTTGGATCCAAGAACTTTCAGATAAGCATCCGCGAAATAGTCAACATCATTGGCCTTCTCGCTGATCGCCTTATTGTATGCGTTGATCATCGTAAGCACCGGTTCGAAGATTCCCATCCGCTCCTTGTTTTCTACGTACTCAGATGCCGGAACGCCATCAAAGCCGTGTATCTTCTCGTCTGCATCCCAGATCAGCTTTCCCTTTATTGTGAACCATCGAACCTTCGTCTCATCTGAAACGCTGCCATGAAGGATCTGATTCGAATCGTAATACAGCCGCACGAAATACCGTTCCCTTTCCAGCACGGAATCATCGTAAATCATGAATGCATCCAACGGGCTTAGATAGGTAATGCCGATGTTTCCGTTCTCATCGACATAATACATTTCATAGCCCTTGCCGAAAATGCTGCAGATTTTGGACAGCTCAGCATTGTTATCGTCCTGATCGTTGTACTGGTCCAGAAATTCAACATACTTCGCAACTGCTTCGTTCCCATTGTCGACCTGCATTTTGATGGCATTTCCGATAAAAAAACCGTTCATCGTATCCACGATGTATTTGGCAAAATTAACCATAATCCGGTTGTCTGGCTTCCATTTCGGCTTTAACGGCTCATGCAGGATCGGATACTCCGTCTCGTAGGCCTCCTGCAGTCTACTGTAACGAAATGCGCACTCTCCGGAATGCCGTATAATAAATTCGTTCAGTTTGGCATCCGTCAGCGTCTCTTCCGACGGCAGCCTGTACAAATTCGTCCACACCTCTATATCCCTCCTTTCACTTTTCTGTTCAGCCGCGGTTTTGCCTTACGTTCTTCCTCAATCGAGTACCGAAGCATCGCCATGGCATCATCAAAAAACGGAACTGGCTCTTCGAGATAAGTGTTGGTACGCTCATCCTTCTTCCACTTCCATTGCTGAATTTCTTTTATTGTATTGACGCAGGACGGGTAGATATGGATCCTATGCTGTTTCAAATAGTCTATCTGGGCATGCACGCTGTTCGGCTCTTTCTGCACACCTTTTGCGCGGTATCCCGCCTTCTGCCACATCTTGATACGGTCCGGCTCCGCAGAATCGCACCACATACGCAGGCGCTTGCTGAACTGTCCTTCTGCCAGCCGGATGATCTCATCCGTATCCATCTCATACACGTACAGCTCCCGGCACAGATACAGCTCCCCATCCTTGAAACCGACCTCGCCGATGCAGTTTGCGTGGTTGAAGCCGAAGTCCTGTGCATTGACCATGTAGTCGAATCGTTCCGGCGAGCGGTCAAATTCTTCGACAACATAGTTTTTGAGGATCAGTCCGGCGACTTCTCCCCATTCCCCCAGGCCATATACCCGATACCCTTCTGGATCCACTTCCTTACGCCGCATCATACGTCTTCGGTAGGCATCATCGATAAAGCGGTTCTGCTCGTAGGTTGACTGATGTGTCAGAACATCCGGATCTGACCGGTCAAAGAACACACGCTTAATCCAGTGGTACGCCGATACCGGGTTGAACGTCATCCGGATCTGATAGAACTGTCCATCCGGCAGTTCACCACGGAGACGGTCATCAATGATCTCGAAGTCCGCCTGCGTAATTTCCGTGGCTTCTTCGATCCAGACATCCGTCAGCTTGCCACGTTTGAATGTAATGGATTTCAGTTTTTCACGCTGCTTTTCATCGTTGACGCCTCGGAAAATGATCTGATTGCGGTTGATTTTACACTCCACAATCATGTTGGAGCTGTTAATATGCCAATATTTCTTGTACTGCTCCCCAAACATGCGAAAAATAGCACCTTGCAATTCTGCAAAAGTGCTATCCCTGTTGGTCACGTCCGCCTTTCGAACGCATAGAAGATTTCTTCCCGGATCCTGCATCAGCCGCAGGATATAATTCTGCGCCGTATCAACACTCTTTCCTGATCCAGCAGAGCCTTTCATAACGATATATCTTTTCCTGGAACGGTCAACTTCTTTGAAGCCCGGATTCATCTGGACGTTTATATTCATCCGGAATCGTCCTCCCCGTAGTCAATCGTGATGTTGAGATCCATATCTGCATCCAGCTCAACTTTATCCTTGAACATACCAAGGTGTTTTCCAAGAAGCTCCAGTGCTCTCATCTTATCATTTAATCGGACTTCCCTTTCAACTGACGATCCTTTTTCACCATCCATAGTTTTAACTTTTACTGACTGAATACATGCCAAATCATCTTCTGTGGCATCTGCTCGAATAGAAGCATCTTCAGAATTGATTACTTTTTGCGGATTCACAAAAGCTATTCGCGCCAGTTCTTGGATTACTCTGTCTTGGTTGATACCTGTCCTTTTTGACCTTTCGGCCATTGCCTGCTGAATCGCTTCTGAAACTGGAGTTTTCTGGAGTAATTCATTTCCTATTTCGCTGGCTCTTTGTGAGTTTCCTGCTTTATAGCCAGCTCTGATCGCGGCCTGCGTTGCATTCAGGTCGATCAGATACTCCTCAACAAATCTCTGCTGCTTTGCAGTCAATTTTGCCATCCTGCAACACCGCCTTTCTGTTTCTGCACGCAAAAATTCCCCGCATCTCTGCGAGGAATCCTTGTATAAGAGTAACAAATCGGAGAATCTCCATCCACTGGAGAGTTGGAACGGCAGGATTCGAACCTGCGCCTCGTGCCGGCGTCTCTGCGCTCTCCTTGAGCTACGTTCCAATAGGTGCAGGGTACCTTCTCTGCACCGTGCATCATTCGGACTTTTTCCATGGGCTGATGCCGCCCAATTCAACGGTCAGGCTGTGACACCTGGCCGCCGATCAAAGTACATTTACAAGGAGGTAAAGAAAAGATGAAACCCTTCCTGCCGTTCTCTCCATGATACACTATAACATTTTGATTCGGGACATATGGGACAAACGGGACAAAGTTTCATTTTTCCTCAAAAAATCTGTGATATTCTTTCTTCACACTCTCCTCCGTTGCCTTTCTTCCGAGTTTCGCCGCCACCTGGCTCCAGCTCATCTCCTCGAAGACTCTGTACTTGATAATGCGCTGCATCCTCTGTGGAATGTGGTTCATCCACTGCTCCACTTCTACTTTTAGCCACTGGGCGTTCTCCCGGCGCTCCTCCAGAATCTTCTCTTCGTGCCGCAGACGGGCGTCCTCTTCATAGGTGAACGCCGTCCCTGCGATCTTGAAGTGCTGCGGATTGTAAGGGAAATCCGGATTGCTCCCGGACACGTTCGTCTGCACGATGGTCTGCCGCTTTTTTTTCAGCCGTCTAATGTCCTTTTCCGTCTCCTTTATCAGCTCGCACGCGTCTATGTACTGCTCCAGTGCCTTTTTCTCCATTGGTATCACCTCCCCATGTGTGTTCTTTTCCGGTTGTCCTGTCTCTCATTCTGATCTCAACCAACTCCAGATGCGACACGTTCAGAACCTCCCGCACAGCCTTGACCACGTTCCAGATTGGCCTCGGCAGGCGGACGGCGTTTCGAATTGCTTTGTCTGCGGTTGGATCGCGATATCCTTCACCATTCATCTGCCATGCCCCTTTCTGTTCTTCCTAAATTCTTTAATCTTGTTCTGAAACATCTTCATTTCATCCATCGTAAGAAATGCCGGAATTAAATAGTCTGCTTCTTCTGGGCAAATATACACCATTACTCCATAAAATGTGACTTTAACCATTTTCTTTGTACCATGTGTGTAATTCATTTCATATGTGATCTCGTCTCTATTCTCTTGCACTTTATGAAATCCGTATTCTTTTAATTGATCATCGATGATTTTTACTTTTAATAATTTCATACTCTTTTCCTCCTCAGCAAAATTCCAACTGTCCATCATCAACAAACTTCTGTTTCTTCTGGTTTAATCTATCTCCCTGCTGTTTTAACCGCTCAACACGAGCTTTTTGTTTCAGATTTGCCATATAATTATCATCAACTTCCGGTGGAATCTTCAAAAAATATTCTTCCGGAAGCGGCATTCCGTTTTCTTCACATAACTCTGCAATATCTCTCTTGTAAGAAATAATATGATTTCTCGTCAGATTCATATTGCAGCCATCCGGCCAGAACGGATCATTGCAGCTGTTTTCGTTGATATAGTTCCAATTATCACGTTCACGGATTATAAGTCTGCAAAGCAAATTTAACTGCTGTTCTGGTGTCTCCTTTTTCATGGCAGTACCTCCGGAACCCTTTTCAATGTATGTTTCATCCTTATTCCTCCCAAATTGCATTTGCCTCATTCTCACGATTTCTCTCCATGTAATAATCGTAGAGGAACTCTTTCTGCGCCTTTGTGAACTCTCTTGCCGGATTCTTGGTCGGAGTTGCAATCCCCATGCCCGGATTGTGAAGTAGAACCCATCCTCGTTCTACGAGCCAATCCGCGGCCCCGAACAGCCCTACATCACATTTTCGCTGAATGTCCAGATCTGTATTCATAACTTCGTCTGGAAAATTCTTATTCACGTAGTTATTAGCCCAATCCTGATGATTACCCCAGTCAACCTCGTGAAATTTTCCGTTCGGTTCCAGCCAACCATAATCTGCAGTCGTATGTTCTTCCTCATCCGCCATTCTTTCAAGAAAATCATCCAGCATAGAGAATCTTCTGTCTTCCTCTGTTTCCTCATCAAGTTCTCTTCTGATTGCTCTTTGTATGTCTTCTGGAATGCATTCCCTCGCAGTATTCCATTTTTGCACCATATCTCGGAGGCTCTCTTCTGCGTCTTTTCTCTTTTTCACTTCCCGCCAAATGTCCATGCTTTTCGGAAGCGTCTCTTCTTCTCCCGGCTCATATACCACAAGACGATAAGTACCATCTCCAGTATTACCTTTCAGGGCTGCCCGTCCAAGAAGGATATCTTCCGCATGCCTTTTGATCTGTGCTTCCGTTTCATCTGTACCAGACATACAGTCCATGAGAAGCTCCATGACTTTATCGAATGGTTTTCCTTCCAGATAAAACCACTCTCTGGCTATATTGGTGATAAATTCACCTTGTACACTGAATGTAAGTTCTCTTTTCTCTACGTCCATTGTTTTCTTCCCTCTATTCGCCATTCAGAAGCCCGGTATACCCTTGCCCCGGCCGGAGGCTGGCTCCTTTCTGCTTATTTCACACCACATCGATACTGACACTGCCTCGTGCAACCTGCACAACATTGCCGTTCGCATGGTTCAATTTCAGCTCCAGATGCAATTGCATCCAACATTCTATTCTTTGCTTCGATCAGCTTGTTACAGCCTGAATCCGTCATATACTGACAGTCGAAAATATTCTTATCGTTTCTCCCCATTGCACATGCTTCGCATCCGATCCGGTCTTTCAGCGTGCATTTTAGGTATCCATCTTGAAAATACTGCACCGGTGCCCGTATGCAATCTTCTATCTCTGATCCCTGATATTTTACGAAGCGTTCACAGTATGACACCGGGTAAAAATTTCCACCTCTGCACCAATGTGCCTGCTCCCCAGGAAGATTCCAATTTGACCACTGCGTCCGTGGTGAACGTTCAGGGAATGCTTTGTTATAAGGCTCTTCTTTCGCCCTCTTATCGTCATAGCATTCGCCTTCCGGGCATCTGCCGCTCCACCAATACAAGCATTTTTGACACACGCAGCTACCGCAATGGGGAAAACTACCGTACCGAGTTTTTAAATACTCGCTCATAGTAACTTGCTGCATTGTCATTTCTTATGTTTCCTGTTCCACTCGTTCAGATATTCCATCTGTTCATCGTCCTCCCGCGGATCCTTCGGCCGCTCTGGCCGGTTCAGCAGCCACGCCACCGCACCGATGATTGCCCCGCAGAAAACAACAATTCCAATCACTGCCATCTATGCCTCCTCTCTGCCTTTCCAGCAACGTTCCAATTCTTCCAAGACTGCCATGCATACTTGGTTTACAAACTTTCCATTACCGAACGATTTCGCAAGCTGAGAGCATTCCCGGACACTCTCATCATAGTCCTGTTCTTTCCCTGGCCGATTATAATACTTCTTGAAGAATCGCCAGATCTCTGTAAAGAATTTAAAATAATTCATCATGGCAGCTCCTCAATCCGGATATAGATACCAGGCTTCTCCGCCCAGAACTTTTCAGTAATCTCAGATGCCACCAGCGCATCATCCTTCCAGAAGCCTACCAAAGTCATGCAGTCTTTTAACATCTTCTGCAGATTGTCTGTGTCTGGCTTTGTGATCCTGTACTCTCCGTCCTTATGTCCATTCTTCGGGAAACACCACTTGGTAATCAGCCTTACGCCCGTTCTGTACGGTGCCATAATGCGATACTTGTACAGGTTGCCAATCAATTTCTCCTTAGCAGCTTTCAGTTCCGGCGGATCATAGAACACAGGTCTGCCATTTACGATTGTGACCTTGTGCTCCTGGTGTGTTATTGTTGGCGGTTCCATCGCCATAAAAAACTCTGTCATTTTTCATCTTTCCTTTCCTGCGCGTCTGTACTGGGCGGGTATTCTCCTAACCCGTTGTGGGGGCGTACTCAATCGCCCCACACTTAGGGTGGGAATAACCCGTACAGAGGGCTTGCCCGATTCCCGTATATATATACGTAGTATATATAGGTGCCGGGCGGGCATTCCTGCCACCTAAAAAACAAGGTGTCGGGCAGCTTTCTGCCCTATGCCCGTTACCATGATCGCGGGCATTCCCGTTACCTATGTTGTTTTAGGTGTCGGGCATTTGCCCATGACCTAAAATGTTTCAGGTATCGGGCAAATACAACGTGTATCTTTATTTACCATAAATCCGATTTCTTTTAATGAATTTCGAACCGTTTTTTCCTCCGGATATTTCTCGCCGGTTGCTTCTGCATCCGATTTCAGGACTTCATACAGCTCCTTTACCGTCGGATATTTGTCCTCATGCGTAAACCGGAAATTTTCTATCGCCATCTTATATTTTTCCTTTTTGGCTTTACGCGCTTGCTCTCCTTGTTTCTTTCTGGCTTCTCTACCTTTCTGCCATGCCGGTTTGTCTGCTTCCAGTTCAAGATCTTTCAGCACGCCGATCTGATCCAGGCAGTGAACCGGATACTCAAACCACATGTTGACCGGTTCGAACTTTGGAAATTCCCGAAGTGTCCCTTCGATTCTCCATGCCGTATGGGCCTGTACTGCCGCTTTTGCCTCGGTGATCTGCTTATCTAGGGCTATCTTCTGCCACCGGTCCAGATGCGCCTCGCAGTAGCTCATCATCTGCGCACTGCTCAGTAAATCGTCCTGTGAAAGATCATCCTCCCACTTGAAATGCGCATCCAGATAGTCCGTACACGCCTTGCAGATCGCTTTATTTTCTTCCTGCTTCATCAGTGCTTCTGTAGGCTCCAGCTCAATCAGATCCAGCAGAGCATCCGGATCACGGGCAAATACACCGGAACCAGAAGCACGGTCCATGGACTTCTTTCCGCCCTGGTTTCCTTTACTGTGATGATGGCAATAAATCACCGCGCATCCAAGCTCTGTGCAGACTTTATCAAATTGGTTACAGAAATTTGCCATCTGATCCGCGCTGTTTTCATCTCCCGTTATGACTTTATAAATCGGATCAATAATAATAGCCACATAGTTTTTCTTTGCAGCACGGCGAATCAGCTTTGGTGCCAGCTTATCCATAGGGACTGACTTTCCACGCAGGTTCCAAATATCAATATTCTGCAGATTATCCGGCGTAAAGCCCATTGCTTCGTATACATCCTTAAAACGGTGCAGGCAGCTTGCCCGGTCAAGCTCCAGATTGACGTACATGACACGTCCCTGCGCACAGTGCCACTGCAGCCACTTCTTTCCTTCTGCTATGGCTATACACAGCTCGATCTGCAGGAATGACTTTCCCGCCTTGGATGGGCCGGAAATGAGCATCTTGTGGCCTTTTCTCAGGATCCCATCAATCAGACACGGCGACAGCTCCGGCAGATTATCCCATACACTTTCCAGCCCTTCCGGCTCCGGCAGATCATCGTTGACACCCTCAATCCACTCGTACCATTCATTCCAGGACTGTTTTCCGATGTTGGTATCTACGATGAACTGTTTCTTTTCACCACGCTGCACTCCTGGCATTCTGGAAAGTCTCGATGGATTCCGGTTCTGTGTATCCACGTCGATTCCGTTTTTCTGGCAGACTTCATACAGATAATCAACCCGTTTTCGATACTCGTTGTAATCTGCCGCATCTACCCGCACAATAGCATGCAGGCTCTTTTTTCCGGAATATACCAGGCAGGCGATCGGAAGTTCTAGCTCCCGCAGGATAGCATTCTGCTGTTCCAGCTCCATGTGATCCGATTCTACTAAAGCATACCGGTACTCTGTTACATTTTCATTTTTACAGCCGTTTCCGTCCAACGGATTGAAGCGGATCCACGCTCCGGCTTCCGGATTGTAGTCACCAAGTACTGCGCCAATGTCCCCCTTACAGTCGTTCAGCAATTCAATCAACTGTCCGGCAGTACGGTCCCAGCTGCCTTTTTGTGGCAGCCAGCGCGTACCTTTTTCATCTGTCTTTTCCCAGCTTCCAGTGACGTATCCTACGTTTTCTCCTGCTTCAAACAGTGTTTCCAGATACGTGATCAGCTGCTCCGCCGGATTCCAATTGGAAGGCTCCTGTATCTCTTTCCCTTCCAACCAGTTTTTATCCACAACAACACGGTCACTGTCCACCGCGATACTGTCGTTCCAATCCAGTTCATGGCCCTTCTCCGGAACCCATCCATGATCCAGGGCAAGCTGTACGATCGTGCCGCCGGTTACCGGTGAGGATGAGCCGGAAAAGGTTCTCCATTTTTTCTCACATTCATTTGCATGATATCTGCCGTAATCTTTCTGGCTCCAGGCATCCCATACAGACACCGGATACCCTTCCTGTTTCAGAGCCATTCCAACAGAACACCATTCCTGATAAGTAAGCTCGGATGGATTGATATGTTCTATAATTTCTGTAAGGCTCGTCCTCTGTTCCATAATTTTTAAGCTCCTTTATACTCTCTTGGATTGATGTCCATTGGAACTCGCCATCCATTTGCCGCAATCCGGTCAATCAGATTCTTTGCTGTCTCGAACTGCCAGGTTCCTACATGCTCAAATCCTCTGCTTTCCAGAAAACGGATCTGTTTTGGTGTCGTCAGCCCTTCTGTACGCCGTTTATTCAGTCGATCCAGGATCTTTTCTGCCTTTCCTGCATTTTCGATTTCATCCGGCATAATACCCAGCTTTTCCAATGTTTTTTTCTGCTTTTCAGACGGTGGTCCCATTTCCCATCCAAAAGAAGGCACATAGCTGGACAGGTCCTCTGCCTGGATGGACATTTCAAACTGCAGCGGATCCACCAGTTTCTTTTTGCGCTTCTTCATTTCTGCAAGCTGTTTTGCCAAAGCTTCTTCTCTCTGTGCTACGACATCCTCAGATGCTTTCTGTTCTGCTTCTTCTAAGTCAACCGGCATGCCTGCTTCTTTTTCCAGATTTTCTGTCATCTGCTGGGCTACTTCTTCATTTTCGCAGATCAGGCTCGCCGGATGGCACAGCTCATGCCGCTCTGTGTGCCACAAAAAATCAAGCAACAGTAGATGGTCTTTTCCTGTTTCCGGGGACAATCGGGTACCACGCCCCACCATCTGACAATACAGGCTCCGCACCTTAGTTGGTCTGAGAACCACGATACAATTCACCGACGGGCAATCCCAGCCCTCTGTCAGAAGCATTGAATTACACAAAACGTTATACTTTCCAGCATCAAAGTCTTTCAAAATTTCAGCTCTGTCCTGACTGTCTCCATTTACCTCTGCAGCCCGGAATCCATACTGATTCAGCAAGTCACGGAATTTCTGGCTGGTCTTTACCAGTGGAAGGAATACCACTGTTTTCTTATCCATGCAGTATTTCTGCATTTCTTCTGCGATCCCCTGCAGATATGGATCCAGTGCGGTGCCGATTTCGCTTGCTTTAAAATCTCCAGCCTGCACTGATACACTACTCATATCAATTTTGAGCGGAATAGTCAGTGCCTTGATTGGGGACAGATACCCTTCTTTGATTGCTTTCGGAAGTGTATATTCATAGGCCAGCGATTCAAAGTAAGCCCCAAGGTTCCGCATATCGCCGCGATCCGGTGTCGCTGTTACTCCCAATACATGCGCATGCGGGAAATGCTGCAGCACACGCTGATAGCTGTCCGAAATGCAGTGATGGGCTTCGTCAATGATGATTGTATTAAAATAAAAAGGATCAAAGCTGTTCAGACGTTTTTCTCTCATCAGTGTCTGCACAGAACCAACTACTACGCGGAACCAGCTTCCCTGACAGGAACTCTCTGCTTTTTCAAGGGCACAGCCAAGACCGGTTGTCTTCATCAGTTTATCTGCGGCCTGTTCCAGCAGCTCCCCTCTGTGTGCCAGGATCAGAACACGGTCTCCCTGCCGGACACACTCTTCTGTTACTTTGGCAAAAACTACTGTCTTTCCACATCCAGTAGGAAGGACCAGCAGGGTTTTTGATACCCCGCTGTCCCACTGTTCAAAAATAGCTTCCTTTGCTTCTTTCTGATACGGTCTCAGTTCCATTTAAAATCTCCCTGGTGTAAATGCTGGTTTGTCCGAATCTTTCGGATACAGCTTTTCAATGTAGTTGAACTTCTTACTTGGGTCTTTGATTCCCGGCTTCACGCCGATTTTCGCTCTTGCCGTTTTTCCTGGAAGCGCATTCCAGTCCATCCGAAGCTCTTCACCCTCTTTTTTCAGACCGATGCCACGGAACAGCTCTGACAGTTTCCATTCCAGGCTGCTATGTAAGATGTAGTTCTCACGAATTGTGATTTCGCGGTTTGCGTGTACGATGAAGTACACAACTGCCATATTGCATGGCGGGAGCTTTCCTTCTCCTTTGGATCTGCTGCGGTCATATTTTTCGATGGTTACGTTGTAATCCCCTTCCGGGATTGGATCAAAGTTCTGGGAATCCTGTTTAATAGAATCATCCCATCCAAGTTCTCTTCCTTCTACTGACATAATTGTTCTCCTCCTTAATTAAATGGAATTTCCTGTTTTTCTTTCATTTCTTTGATTGCGGCATAGACCTGATCCCAGCAGGCTACCAGAAGCCCATCGATAATACCAGGATTTACGATGTCGTAATCTTTGATCTTTGTGCCGACCGGAACATACCCTTTCGCTTCTACGACGTTCTCCACGTCCCATTCATCTACGTGATAAGTTTCCATCAGGTCTCGCAGTGCCTTCGGGATTTCCGGATCCAGACTGCTCTCCCCAGCAGGCTCCGGCACTTTAGGCGGCTCATCCAGTGGAAGATTCATCTGTTCTCCAGTTACTTCTTCTGTTGGTACAGACTTCGGAGCTTCCGGAACGGGATCAGGAGCTGGCGCCGTTTTAGGTGATTCTGCAGCTTTGTACGGTTTCATATCTTCTGGAGCTTTTCCCTGTTCCACAATGCTCTGAATGACTTTGTAGTCAAACGGAACCTCATCCGGCAGACCGAAACGGTTCTTGGCATCCCAGCAGGCGTTGTGTGAAGTGTACATGACACGCTCACCGCCCTGCGCTTTCCTCTTCTTTCCCTTGTCATCAACTGCAATGGAAAACGTTTTGTAGTTGGCAAACAGCAGCATGTCCGCCCATTCCTTGATCAGCGGCGATGTCTGGGATGTTGTTTTCTTTCCAAGCTTCAGCTCCCATCGGTCATAAGCTCCCAGCTCATCCGGCTGTTCAAATTTTTTAATCTGTGCATGTGCTGTAAGAACTACATTGACGCCAGCTTCCACAACTTCTGAAAGCCGATTCAGGAACCGGCCAATCTCCTCTTTTACGTAGGTATAGCCGTTTCCATATCCGAAGTCCTCGATGCCGGATTTGCGGTGTTTATCGCAGATATACTGGATGCACATAGACTCTGCCCAGTCGATCGTATCAACCACCAGCGTTTTACACACATCTGGATGCGTCCGGATGTAGTCTACCTGATCCAGAAGATTCTGCCAGCTCGTAGCCTTTGGCAGCCGTGCCACATCCATTGAATTTGTACTGCCCTCGGTGTCAATGAATACTGGATCCGGGAATTTACTGGCAAACGTAGACTTGCCAATTCCTTCCGGACCATAAACCACAACTTTTTTTGCACAGGGAATTACACCTTTGATAATTTCCATTAAAATACACCTGCCTTCCATGATTTCTGCTGTGGCTGCTCAGCCTGCGCCTGTCCAACCACATAACCGTCTTCGATAATGATGCTGCATTCATCGCCGGTACTTACCCTTGTAGCGATTGCCTGCAGACCTTCGTGCTCCAGCCAGGAGCCAAACTCCTGCAGTGTCTGCAGATCCATCTGCTCCAGCTTATCCAGAAGGACAAAGCCACACTCTGGATTTAATTTCCGGACAATGGCTGTTGATACCATCAATCGTTCAGAACCGGACATGTTGTCCCATTTCTGTCCTTTATACACCAGCTCGCCTTCCTTTACAGAAAGCCCCGGAAGCGGCAGTTCCGCCGATGAAAGCAGATTGGCTTTCTTTTCCCGGACAGAAGTAATTTTCTCCGAAAGCTGATCATACTGACGGCGGTATTCTTTTGCATCATCCTCCGCCTTCTCCTTGTCCAGATTTGCGCGTACCATTCGATTGATTTCCTCAATATTGGAAATGCTGTCTTCCAGTTCCTTGGTGGACTGATCCACCAGATCAGCGGCCGACTTTTCGGCAGTTTCCAGATCTTTTACCAGCTGCAGGTGATGCTGCTTTGCAGCCTCCAGCTGTTCAGACAACCGTTTCACTTCGTCATAAGCGCGTTTGGTCTCTTCCCGGATCTTTCCTGCCTGTTCTCTTTTCCGTTGATTCTCGCCATTCTGAGCAAGGATGTCCTGCTGCTGTCGGATCAGCTCCGAGGCTGACACCAGATCTTTCGGAGCATCCGGATAATACGGCTGTTCTTTGGCAAACTTCTCTTTCTGATCCGCGGTCCGGCCGATGTACAGCCGGTCCTGGTACAGCTCTTTCTCGTCCTTCTCCAGTTCAGCTAACTGGTTACCAACGCCGATGATCTGCAGCAGCGTCTGTGCCTTTTCCTTTCCGGAGCTCTCCATGAACTTCGGAAGATTCAACGCCAGAGATTCGACAAAAGTGTTCAATAACGACTGTCCGGCCTTCTGACCGCTTGGATCCGTTACCTTCAACGCGCTGTTTTTGCCTTTACGCTCAACGATCAAACCGTTATTTAATACGATCTTTAAGTTGGGCGGAATGATGGATCCCTCACGCGTTGCATCCGATGGTCTGAAGTTTTCGCCACCCAGTGCCCATGCAATGGAATCCAGCACCGATGTTTTACCCTGGTTATTTCTGCCACCAATGACAGTCAGACCATTTGTCGTTGGTTCCAGTTTCACTGCTTTGATTCGCTTGACATTTTCAATTTCAAGCTTATTGATTTTCACTGACATCTTTCTTATCCTCCTTGTCTTTGTTAAAGTAATTCCAAACCGTCCCTGCACTGCAGCCCATTTCGTCCGCAATCTTTTCATAGGACCATCCGGCGTTTCGAAGCGCCATCATTTTGCCGGTATCCAGTTTCCTCTTACGGCCCTGTCCTGCAGGGCGCTTCGGGGGGGCGTTGGTTTTGCCTCTGCTTTTGGCTCCGGCTCTTTCTTCTGCTTCTCTTCCGCCTTGGCCTGCGGCTGTTTCATGACCGCAAACACAGCACCAGCCTCTGCGGCCGCGCGCACATCCTGCATGGTCATACTGCTGATGGCAACCGGATGCATGACATAGATATCATCATGCATTCCGTGCATCGTCAGATCCACTGCCTCCGTGTATTCAACAATCTGCATCATTCTCACCCTTCTTTCAACGACCCCGAGCGAATCCACGCCGCAAACACCTCGTCCCGGCGCTCTTCTTCCCACTCTTCCTGCTCCTCGCGGCACTCATCGACGTAATCGCCGATTTTCTTACCAGCGAACGCAAGAAAGAACATTCCGGCTCCCAGGGCGGCGCGGCCCCACATATCCGAATCCACGCCGCCGATGTAGATCCATGTGCCAACCGCGCCGATTGCCAGCGCCACTTTATCTGATCTCTTCATTGCTGACTCCTTCCACGCTCACTCCTTCGATCTCTGAAAAACGTTTTGCGTTGATGAAATACACCCAGTGTTCCGATGTTTTGATTCCATATCCCCAGGGGAACACGCCCTGCTGGAGCCCTTTTCGTACGGTCTGATGATTAATTCCCATCATCCGCGCGGCATCCATGACACTCAGGCGCTGGATAATGCATTCTTTCGATTTCTTCATTGGAAGTGTTGCCGTCCGGTCACTCGGTTTGGAAAAATAGTCCTCTTCCAGACCCAATGACACCGCAATATCGCGCTGCTGCTCCTCGGACGGAATCTGCTTTCCGGAAATGTACTGACTGATTGATGCCTTGCTTTTTCCAGTCATTCCCGCTATCTGCGTCTGTGTAAGATTCAATTCTTTCACGGCTTTTTTCAATTTTTCTGAAAAACTCATTGCCTTATTACTCACTTTCTGCTACGATGTAGCTGGTTTATTTGTGTGTCCCATGGGAACTGGTCCTTCCTGTGGGACTTTTTCTTTTTATCCCGCCTCTTCTGTTCCAAGGTACTTGTTCAGGAAATACTGCTGGCCTTTTCCGGTCACCTTCGTGGTTTTAGTCATCCGCACGCTACCGTCCGGATTAGAAATCACAGTCTCTTTGATCTGGAAAAATCCATTTTCCACGTATTTCTGCTTCGGCATGTTTCGGCTGGATCCAGTCTTCATAAGATAGCCTTCATTACGGAGCTGTTCGAATAATCTTTTCTGTCCGGTATCCACGCCGTTCTGGCGTAACAGCTTGGCCAGATCCCCGATCAGGATGGAGCTGTTGCTTGCACTCACCGCGTCGGCGAAGATTTCTTTCGGACGCATGCGCTCATTGTCCTCAATCAGCTTCTTGTTATCTTCTTTCAGATTGTCAATGGTTCTGTCTGCGAGCTTCAGCGCTCTTGCCATCACCTGCTCCGGGGTGTTCCAGGCTTTCTCCAGATCAATGAAGTACTGACGGTACTGCTTGCCTTTCTCGGATCGCTGGATCATACAGATCTGCTTTGCCATGTCTACGGAAATCTGGTAGTCAACAGCTGGTCTGCCACCTGTTTCTGAGGTTTCTCCCAAAATTGGGAAAAACTCATTTCCCTCTGAAAATCCGTATTCCTTCATTCTTTCAAACCATGTTGTAAATTTTGTTCCAATTTCCAGACCTGCATATAATTCTCTTGCAGATACTGTCGGCTGTTCTGCCTCGTAATTGATTTTTAACAATTCTTTCATCTAATTCCTTCTTTCTATCTTTATTTGTGATTTTGTGTTATACTTTTTCAAAATACTTTACAAAGGAGAATCGCCATGAATAGTGATGTAACCATTATCCAATCACGCTTTCATTACACTGAAAAAGCATATGTGCCAAACACTTCGAACATCGTAGTTATCATCGACGAGCTGATTAAATTGATGGAACCACATTTTCGCAAACAAGCTCCTACATTCCGGCTTATAAATGATCTTCGCTTTGATCACCCAGAAACCGCTCCTACTTACGACAAAATTCATATCTGCTGTATGGACACTTCCTGGTCTCAAATAGCCTATCAATTTTCCCATGAATTCTGTCACCTTTTGATTGGAAGTCCAGTTCCACAAAAGATGCGATGGTTTGAAGAAAGCATTTGCGAGCTTTCCTCTTTGTTTTTCATGGAACAGCTGACCATTGTTTGGGCGAAAAACGGAATCCTCGGTCATCCCGAATACGCGGGATCTTTTATCTCCTATCGAAACAATCTCATGAATTCGGCAATTGATCTTCAAAATCTCTTAGATGTTTCTGATCCATCTTCGACCGTCTGGAGTCATGCTGTTGCTGAATGTTATGACAGAAATTTCAATTTGCAAATTGCGAAATTACTTCTGCCAATCTTTCGCAAATACCCTGCATTATGGGAAACTGTTCCCCTTTTAAGCAGATTACACGACGATGAAAGTTCACTTACTCGATATTTAAGTTCTTGGAGTATCCTTTCTGGAGAATCATTTCGGCAACCTTTTGTAGAACTCGCTGAAGCTCTTCATTGTTCCATATAAGACCAATTTACCCACTGATTCTCGCGCCATAACCAAAACTCAGCCGCGCCACCGTTGTAATAGATATAAACTTTATATCCTGTTACCTCTGGTGGCTCCGGTTTTCCGCCAAGCAAGATCTCTTCTCTTTTCGCCATAAACTGACGCATAGCAAAAGAAATTGTTTTTTCAAGCTGTGCATAGTCAACTCCCATAGCTCCCGGTGCTCCCTTAGGGCATCCGTAATTCTTGAATTTGTTCATTACTCCTCCTTCTTTAACTTGTTTTCTCTCTGCTTCTCGCTCATTGCCGCCGCTGTGTTGATTGTTCCTTCCAGATAACCACGTTCTCGCTCAGACATGTGCGGGAGTTTCTCTGCGAGTTTATCGAGAATTTCTTTTTCTCTTTCTGACATTTTCTCACCTCCTTGCCTTACGAACGTATCATAGCACGTTGTTAATGCATTGTCAACGTATTTTTGCACATTTTATTTCTTTTTTACGTTGACAACGTATTTTTATAGTGATATAATATTTTTCAGAATCGGAGGTGAAAAAATTGAATGAACGTATAAAACAATTGCGAAAAATTCTTGGCTTATCAAGAGAAGAATTCGCCAACAGACTTGGTTTAAAGAGCAGAGGAAAGATAGAAAATATCGAACTTGGGCGAACCAGTCCGGATGAACCTTTTTTAGATTTAATTTGTAAAACTTACAATGTAAATTCAAATTGGTTGCATACCGGGGAGGGCGGAGATGACAATATGTTCATCAAATTGTCCCGCAATGATGAACTCTCTAAATTCATTGGTAGTATTATGGAATATGAAGATGATTCATTTAAAAAGAGACTTATATCTGGTCTTGCTGCCTTAGACGAAACTGGATGGGATGTTTTAGAAAAGTTTCTTGATTCTATACAAATAAAAAAGGACTGAATTACTTCAGTCCTAACATTCCGCAGATAAAATAATATACATTTTCCAGTTGTCTGCTACTAAGTTTATCAAGTAGTTCTTTTACAAGTTTTTTATAATCCATAATATGTACCCTCCGATCTGGTATTATTATACTAGAACATTCGTTCGATTTCAATATTTTTTCGAACACTTTTTCTCTGTATACTAATATTACGGATCAGAAGGTCAAAAATTAGCAAATTTTGGAAATCGTCTCTAAACGTGGACACTTATTTCCATGGGCTGTCATACAGGTCCTGCATACGCACCTGTAGGCCCTTCGCGATCTGCTCCAACGTATCGAGCCTCGGAATGCTACCATTGCACAGCTTTCCAATTGTCGATTTCGGTACTCCGGTCAGAATCGATACCTGCCGGAGTGATAGATTTTTCTTATAAATGACTTCTGCAATTAATATCTTCATGCAGATAGTATTTACAACATTGAAAAAAACATTCTGAAAATGTGTAATTTTTTGAATTTTTAAACGTATATATTTGGGATATTGTATCCTACATATAAAATACATTTCAAAAGGAGAATGTCTATGAAAAAGAAAATCGTAACCCTTATGCTCGCCACCGCGCTCACCGCATCCGCGCTGACCGCGTGCGGATCATCAAGCGATTCATCCACTTCTTCCTCTGCCAGCGCCTCTTCGGCAGCCGTTGAATCCTCAGATTCTTCTGTAGTCGAAACCGCAAGTAGTTCTGGTATTGCTGACATTTCAAATATTTCTGATTCTACCGCTACAGAAAATATCTCTGAGGAATCCATTCCGGCAAGCAGTGAATCTTCCGAGGATTCAGTTGCCTTCACGCCGATCGGCGATAGTCTTGCAATTGATTTCGATTTGAACGGTCCATTAGAATTCCCTGATGATGCAACTGGAAAATGGCGCAAAGTTACTTTTTCTGAGGGTGAAGTAGAGTTTCAATATTACGCTTTATGCTATTACGATACATATTTCGAATCCGACGACGAAGTTCATGTCTTATACAATTTCTCGAATAAAACCGTAAACTGCATAAATTGTTTTGGCAGTTTCCTTGACCTTCGTGTACTTGACTATGTAGATAAAGAAGAGCATAGCGCAAAGGCTGCTTGCGGCGGTACTTTGCTTGCTGAGTATCACATTGACATTGCCACAGGTGTCGTGGAACAGATTCAGTAAAATAAAAAACCGCCCCGGTGCGCCAACACCAGGACGGCAAGTCATCCAGAAAATGGACAACCAGACAAAGCTATAATACCATTTTCTGGACACCAGAACAACCGAAAAGTTTGTTCGGTGTTATTTTTGTACCCTTTTTGTCTGCAAGCAGGCGTAAAACATCAAAAATACAAAGGAGGATGGCTATTATGGCAGAAGGAGTTAGAAAAAGAGGAAAAACATGGTCGTACTATTTTGATACTGCAAAGATAAACGGCGAGAGAAAGAAAATTGAGAAAGGTGGTTTCCGGACGCAAAAAGAGGCTTTAGATGCCCGCGCGGCCGCGATCGCGCAGTATAATAATGTTGGTCGAACATTCTCACCAAAAGAAATCAGTGTTTCCGATTATCTTGACTATTGGTTAGAGACTGCAATCAAAAAGAATATTGATCACGGATACAGCTATAATACATACCGCGACTATGAATCCAAAATACGTTTACATTTAAAACCAGCGTTCGGCATGTACAAATTAAGCAGCTTTCAGTATGCTCCGGACAAAGTTCAGGAATGGGTTGACAACATGAAATTAAAAGGCTTATCAAAGCGTATGATTCAAAATACTTTGACCTGCCTGCAGGGCGCATTGAACTATGCGATTATACCGCTGAAATACATTCAGGCAAATCCATGCATTCCTGTTAGGGTAGGCAAAATGCCAATAGATCCAGATGCCAAAGCTCACGCAGAATATGTATGCCCTGTTGAAGAATTCGAACGAATCCTGCAGCGTTTTCCACCCGAAAACTATTTTCATCTTTCCCTGGTAGTTCCATACAACTGCGGAACCCGAATAAGCGAAACATTTGCAATTGACCTAAACGAAGACGTAGATTTCCAGAAACATGAACTGCATATCAGAGGACAGTGGCAAAAAAGGAATAAGACCTGGTACATAAAGCCACCAAAATATGACTCCTATCGTACAATCAAAATGGGAGAAACTCTGGAGCAGGCATTGAAGTACGGCATACATCAAAGAAAATTAAACAAATTGAAATATGGCGGCGCGTATTTGAACACTTATGTCATGCCGGATAATTCCATAACTCAAATCAGGGCAGATATCCAGGTTGCTTATAAGGAAATCACCCCTCTGTGTGTCAAGGATACTGGCGAACTACTTACGCCGGACTCTTTCAAGTATTGTGCCCGGGTTGTTCATTACGAGCTTGGCAATGTATTGTTTCACTCGCACTGTCTGCGGCATACGCATGGCACTATTCTGGCCGAGGCCGGTGTGAACCCCAAAACAGTTATGGAACGGCTGGGACATAAAGATATCACAACGACATTGCAGACATACACATTCAACACAGAGCTGATGCAGCAAACGGCAGTTGATGTATTCGAGAATGCGATTCACAAAAAAGCATAG